TCTGCTACTTTAGCTACAACATCCAGGTTAGCCATTGCTGTGGTCATAAAAGGTCTTCCTGGTAGTATAGCCTTGCCATTGGAGCCACCTTCGTGGACAAGCTTAGAGTGATCTTCCTTGTTAAAAAAGATGATGCGATTACCCTCTATGCGATAGTCTTGTCCCCTCAGTAAATGACCAAGGTCAACAATATCCCTGGGGCTAGTGACAACCTGCCTGTTTTTACGACGAGTTTCACGGGGCCACTCCCATTCAGGAGACTGTATTAGACGTAGAATCTCCTGATGCACCTCTTCCGCCACTTGCTCCAGTGCGGAAGTGACCATGGGATCGATGTCTATGTCAAGTGGCATGGCGTTAACCCATGGAAGAATAACAGCGCATCAACAACGTCTTTGATGCGAACGTCCCTACTGGTAAATACCAGGGACTTCCAGCATCTGGTGTCACACCAATAAGTCTAACTGGTTTCAAATAAGTATATGTGCCGATACCTAAAAGCATATTAGGCACTCTGCCGATTACAGGGTAGCCTAGCGTAGCATTGTCGTCATAAACCCACATATCTGTAGCCCATTGTGCGCCGGGGGTTTGTCCATCGGAGCAGGCTATTGTGTAAGCGGCTCTACCTGTTTCTAATGACTGCTTGAAACTATTGCCAATATAATGTCCACCCCGGAGGTCAACAGAAGAATAGCCATTGTGTGCCATAAGAAAACTCTTAGTGGACTCTGAAGCACCGTAATAGTTAAAGTTCTGGTTAACATTTTGCAACCTACAGGCAAACCGGAACATGGTTTTAATAGCCCCAGTAGAGAGGTTTGTTTGATGCCAGAGCATTGCTAATCCCTGATCGGAGGCAGTGATTACAAAATTAAGGAGAGTATATCCAACTCCAGAATCCCATACGTCATGTCCCACATAACCCAAATAACCGAGCAAATTAGACGTAGCAACATTTAAGTCGGTAGTACCGGGGAAGCCATTATTATTCCAGAGTGTTATACCTTCATAGGTAAAAGCCAAGTTGTCAATACCAAATACAAATCTGTCGTCTATATCACCAGCGGAACCAAAGGCAAAGTAAAGTGGGAATCCCGAAACCGAATTAACGACCCATCCATTGATGACAGATTGAGAGACAACGTTTCTGTATAGCAAACCAGAAGCAGATAAAAGAGAGGACGCATCAGCGGAAAAACTGGTATAGTCTACGGACTTGAGAAAGTTTCTAGTCGGATAATTAATATCATGATTACCCCAGCGGCAGTCGCCTAGGTATTTATTGCCAGCACCGTCAGTATAAATTGTACTCATAGCAAACCTCCTATTGGGAATAACAGCGCATTAGCAGAGTCCTGGTACCATAAGTACCTACAGGCAACCATAGGTTGCTACCTGCATCAGGAGCAGTAATTAACTGCACGGGCTTAAGGTAAGTAAAAGTTCCGACCCCTAATAACATATTAGGTACTCTACCTATACAGGGGTAACCGAGGGTAGCGTTATTGTCGAACACCCACATATCCGTCGCCCACTGCCCGGTGGGTGTAGCACCGTTAGAGCAGGCTATAGGGTACATTGCGTCGCCTGTTTGTAGCAGAGTCTTTACAGCATCTACAATATAATGTGATTTATAGTTATACTTTGCAGACAGAGAAGAAGTAACAGTATTAAAAGTAGTTCCACTGTCATACGATATTCTGAGATGAATTTGGTAAGTGAAAGGACTCTGGGTATAATAGCCAAAGTTTGGGTTTACGTCTTCAAGAAGTCCCCAGTACAAGAAGATAGGGTTTACATTAAAGCTCGTGTGGGCAGTTACGTCGTTAAAGGTCATAAGACCAAAGGATTGTGTTCCGGCACAAGCAACGTATCGAACCCAGTTCCATACATATTGTGTATAACTAGGTTCTGCACCATAAGCTAAATAGGCAAAAGTATCGCCCCATTGCGCACTCCCCGCTTCTGAATAAACCACTGTATTTAACCACCTGCTTCGGTACGGCCAATTTATGTTGCCATAGTTTTCGGATGAGTCTAGTCCCCAGTTAGCTTGAGTGGTAGAAGTTATAACAGTAGGACTAAATAGAAACAGATTTTGTCTAATAGTTGTATTGGTAGTGGGTCTAACATAAACATTGTTGTAAGAGGCAGCAGAAAAGAGAGAGGATAAATCTGACGACATCGTTACCCAGTTTGACTTATCAGTAGGGTAAAGCCAATTAGTAGACGGATAATTAATATCATGATTACCCCACTTGCAGTTCCCCAAGAACTTATTCCCTAGTGCATCCGTATAGATAGTAGACATGATTGAATCCCCCTAAATAAGATTATCTGTCCAAACTCGCATACCTATCTTATCCGTGCCCCAGGTTCCGACGCACATCCAATAGGCTTTTTGGTCTGTCTCTACTTGTCCTGTGTCTGGGTCTATGCCCGTGTTGCGGTAGATTTTGCCGACAACGGCTGTAGAAGGGAGTATCATCATGTTCCACAGCTTGCCTATGTAATTATTGGGGGCGGTAGAATCTCTAATAATTACGTCTGTAGAATTTGCGCTAGGGGTGGCGACAGAACAAGAAAGGGTGGGGTTTTGCCTACTCACATTAGTTGCTGTCGTTAAATTCTCTTGAGCAACACGTTGAGAAGCCGTCAAGTCCCAGAAGACATAGTTCCTAGGATACTGTAAACCAGAGTATACACCCTCTTTTAACCAGCCCTGATACCCCATGGTATAAGGCTCACTTGTATCTACTTGGTTGTTCGCAAATGCTTTTATGCAGATTGAATAGTTGTTTACTACTCCAAATATCATTTGATAAGAGCTTGGGGCGTTTGCGTAATTCCCCCAGCTTGACGTAGACGTAGTTATATATGAAGCATTAATACCATTGCCAGTACCTATCCTTGCTGTGGTGGTAACGTAGTAGGGGGCTAACACACTCCTTGCGTTACCAACTCCATCTACACCGGCGAACCCAGCCCTGGATGGTGCGGCTATGGTTCCTGTCTTGGTTTCCCAAGGAACAGGCCATCGTATAGCCCAAGCGTAATCACCTCCATCTTGCGTCCATTTAGTTCTGTCATCACCAAAGTGTGCAGTTAGTAACTGCGTTATTCCGGCTCGACCAGGGACTTCCCCCTTTACGACTGGATCAATATAATTCAGAAACGTAGTAGTCTCGCCGTTAATAGAGATTTGATTGATTAAGTTTGTCATGGTGTTGGTAATCCTGATGTATCTTGTTGACAGTAAACAATAGTGCCATCAGCAGGGATAGGGCTATAGGGATTGGGAAGACTGGACGTATCCTGTTGACAGTAGAGAACAGTTCCATCGGCAGGAATAGGACTATAGGGATTGGGGAGGCTGGACGTATCTTGGGCACAATACGTTATTGGCTGTACATAAAAGTCACTAGCATCCTGTGGGCAATATCCAGTATCCGTCTGTGTACTGGTAACAATCGTAAAGTCAATATTAAAGAAATTAGAGGTATTCTGCGGGCAGTAATTGGTGTCAACCTGTTTCTGATCCTGATTCCCAATTGCATAATCGGGAATAGTTTGTGGACAGTAGCTGCTGTCGGTTCCACTGTAAACAATAGTGAAATTAATTGCGTAATCAGGTACGACCTGTGGACAGTAGTACAACCAGTTGGGATCTGGGATGATAGTGTAATCAGGTAAAACCTGTTGACAGTAGTAAGGCCAATCAACCTCAACTCTCCGTGCTGGGCCATTCGGATAAATGTCTTCCCATTTGCCAGTGACAATAATTTTGTAGTCAAGATTAGTGAATTGGTTAACTGCACGACCTCGGTTTAACCCGAAGAATGCCTGTGCCCATTGACCTCCACGACCATAGGCATCTAAAACCTGGATTTTACACATCAACCCATTCTTAATAGCCTTTCGTACCGCCGCATAACCTGGGTCGGTATGAACCCATGCGCCACTAGCTGTTCCACTTGCCGTAATACCGGACACACGACCTGCGATTTTCCTATTAGAAAAACCCTGATCAGAGAAAAAGTTCATCGCATTGTCGGCATTGACGACCTTTGCGGAGAACAACGGGATCGGGGTGTCCAGTGTGCATCTACTGCCAGGATAAATACCAGCGGTGGAAGGGAGAATGGGAATTGTCGTCTCCCCAGGTTCCACTACGTCAGCTAAAAATACAGAGAGTGGATTTGCTTCAGTCCCAAAATTAAGCCTGGTGCCCTCATAAAGCCGGTAGGTAGAACCAGACTGGAGGATAATCTCTTCATCGCCAGGCTGGACAAACCAGTCCAAGACGAGCGTTTCTGAAGGGATAGGGCTACCAAACCGATATGGTTCCGACAGGAAAACCTTGGTCTGCTGACCAATGTTGTACCTGCTGGTATCATTCAGTTCGGAGTATTGCCTAGACATTAATTACCCCTAGATGTCTTGAAGCGGATTAGGCTTGTATGTCTTCCAAGATCCGGTCACGATTATATTGTAAGCGACCTGGGTGAATTGATTTTGCGTCCGAGTCTTATTGGATCCAAAAAACACGCTGGCATATTGACCACCTCTGCCAAAGGGATCCAAAACCTGGATTTTGCATAGGTAGCCAATTTTGATTGCCCTTTGAACAATAGCGTGACCAGGGTCGTCTTTAATCCAGGCACCACTACTAGAACCCTTTGCTTCAATACCAGGAATAGCACCAGCGGTGTAGTACATGGCACTAAAGTTTTGATCGTTGAACATCGTCGGACTGTTGTCAGTCTCGAACACCTTAGCCGAAAACAACGGATAGGGTGTGTCCAGAATAGCCGTAGCATTATCTGGAGCATCGCAAGTGGACTTGTTGATATTGATTACCGTGTCGCCGGGATCTGCTAGTCCAGCAACAATAACGGTAGCCGGGTCGTCCTCGGTTCCAAAGTTCAATCTAGTACCTTCATGCAATGTTTTGGCTGAAGGGGTACTGAGTGTAATAGTCTCATCGCCAAAGACGATAGGCGCATCTAAAACTAAGGTTTCAAAAACAGGGCTTTTGCCGTAACGGTATGGTTCCGAGAGGAAGATTTTGGTCTGTTGACCGATGTTATAACGAGCAGTATTAGAGAGTTTAGTGAACTGTCTGGACATGGTAGCCTCCGTTAAATAATTCCACCACAAGAAATAGACATGGCATTTTCATTATCAGTTATTTCTTGAGTCGTAAGCACACGATCCCAGATCGCTACTTTGCCAATATTTCCCCGAAAATTCCATGTTGATGATGTTACCGTTTGTGGGCCTATTGCCAACGGAAACGTAGAGGGTTGAGTAATTCCACTGCCAGACTGAGAAGTGGTCAGCGACTGTAAAACTCCGTCGATCCTAACCTTTTGCCTATCAGTATTAATAACTTCGGCTTGATCTACAATTACTGTAATAATATTTCCTGTCGTGTCACTTAGGATCAACGTCGGAGTTGACTGCCTTAATCGATCAGTTGTTGTTCCTGTTCCGGTAGATACGTCTATTCCCCCGCTGTTGCCCCTAATGTAAATACCACCCTCGGTAGTAGAAGACGGATCGCCTTTAGATAACAAGTCGCCTATTGGATACTGTGAATTAACAGGGCCGACTGCGATCATGATTGTATATTGAGCCGATGCCCCAGAAAAGACATCGTCTAATATGTCGCCAAAACTCAGTCCGTTTCTGTTTGCATAAACAAACTTAAACGACGGAGTGTTATTTAATTCCGTCAACGTATGCAACAAGTTTTGCTGGGAATCGGTTGTGTAATTAATCGTACTTCCAGGAGCGGTAAATGGAGCAACAACGGTCGCCCCTTGGGTTCCTGAATATTGCGCCGCATCCAAAAATGCAACAAGCCCACTTCCGGTTGGGGTATAAATACCACCCAAGACAGTAAACGTGCCAGCAGCAACATCTCCAACCGGATAAGGCGGAGATGTATTGCCAACAACAGTAATCGTTCCCGTACTGGCACCAGTAGGAATAGTTGCAGTAATCTCGGTATCGCTAACAACAGTAAAGTTCGTCAAGTTTATAGTGCCAATTTTTACCCCTGTTGCATTAGTCGTAAAGTTAGTACCAGTAATCGTAATAGAGGTGAGGGAATAACCTGTATTTGGGCTAAGTCCAGACACCGTCATAACAGAAGCATTAACCGTAAATGTTCCTGCGTTTACATTTGCCGGTGGAACAGAATATGAAGTGTTACCAAGCACTGTCAATGTCCCAGTCTCGGTATTAGATGGAACCGTGGCCGTAATTTGACTACTGGAAACAATAGTGAAATTGGTCAGCGCAACCGCTCCAATCGTGACCCCCATCGCATAATTAAGCCCTGTACCATTAATGGTAATAGAAGTAGACTGTCCGTAGGTGTGTGATGTCGGAGTAAAGTCACTAACCGTCATAACAGGAGCATTGACACTAAACACCCCAGCTACAACATCATCCGGTGTAGACGGCAACCCTGTATCTCCCAAAACAGTAAGATTACCGGTAACTGCATTAGCTGGAACAGTGGCGGTTACATGGGTGCTGGAGACAACGGTAAAGTCAGTTAAAGCAATAGCTCCAATCGTGACCCCCATGGCATAATTCAATCCGGTTCCGTAGATATTGACGGTAGTGGTCTGTCCAGAGGTGTGGAATGTCGGGTTGTAACTAGTTACAGTCATCTCAGGAACACCAAAGGTAAAAGTTCCTGCGTTGATGTCACTAGCTGGATTCGGCAACTGATCGTTAGCCAGAATGATAATATCGCCTGTCCCAGCTAAATAAGACACCCTTGCCGTGACCTGAGTTGGCGAGACGATGACGTAATTGGTCAGGAAGTAATTATTTATTCTCGCCCCTTCCGACTTGTCTAGGTTAGTGCCGGTAATGACCACGTCTTGAGATTGTCCAACTACTCCAAAATTGGGAACGATACTTGTTACCGTCATGACTGGAGCGACCACTAGGTCAGGCGACGAGTCAATGGTGCGCCCCCATCCCCTGCCAACAGTAGCGTTCATCTGATAAACCGTAACGTTAACATCCTCCTGGACAACTCCGAAATCCATGATCTGCCTTGTGGCAGTATAGTTAACAAAATTCTGATTGGAGGTAAGCGTTCCACCGCCGAGAATAGCAACCTCATATTGCTCTGAAGTCTCACTCATTGGCAATCCAGTGAACGCACTGGCGTACCCAGATCGTCGATCTCTCCGCACCCAGGAAATAGTCATGTCCCCATCTTGATTTTTCACCACTTCTACACTGGCTGGTGAGTAAGGTTTGTTGCAATAAAAAGCAAGCTGGGGAATCGTATAGTAATCGGTAATAGAAGACTCTATTGCCCCAGTGCCAACAGCTTTAAACCGAATCTCCCTACCAAGATCATTTGGGAGCATATCTACCCGCAGAAGTGGACTAGACAGGCAAACAACGTCACTATCAATAGCATGACTACCCATAGCCCACTCCGTCCCACGAACACCCCGACGGAGGTAACTAATGGTATAAGTCCCCTCTCCGGTCAGCGTGGCATCTCTGGCCATAATAAACTCGTCTCCAACCAGGAAGAGAAGACCCCTGTTGTCATCAAATTTTTGCTGGGTAACCGAAGATAGCTGACCATTTACCCCATAGACAACAAAACTCTGGGATGTCTGCAAGCTCGACAACCCAGACACGTCCATAGGCGGTGGAGCAGTACCAAGCTTACCAACAACAGTAGAACCGGACACACCACCTACCGAGTCGTAACTAGCACCTCCATCACGACTCATGACAATAGTGCCACCCCGCCAGCCCTCACTGCCAACTACAGCCACATATACGGAATTGTCGGGATCCGTATCGTTGATCAAATGAATGTCAAGTGGGATAAGGGTTGCCGTTCCAGGCGTTCTAACGACAGGCGGGGCATAAGATGTCGCAATTTCGGTAACAGGCACTGGGGCTGCGTTTAAATCTGGGAAAGAGGGAATGATGGACGGATCTGGTGGCGGAGGGACTAATGCCATTGTGCTTGTACAAACACCTTTAACCACAACACGGTAGTCATTTGCAATTAAGACTTCGGTCAACCTATAAACACGACAGGTTTCTTTCTCATAAACAGCCAGTGGATCGCCCACCTGGAGGAACCCCCAGTATGGCATCAACGACAGTTCTTCTATCGTATTTGCCTCCCACCTGGCCTGTTGAACAAGATAGGCTGCGGTATTCACCATGTCGTACTCATTCGTGACAATCCTAGTTCCTATCCTGACCGAAGAGTAATGAGATGCAGATGGATCCCTGTAATTACAATTGACCTTCGACCACTCCTTGGAACGACTAATAAAGTCTATCGAAACGTCGGACGGAACCGATATTGGGTCTGCCTTTATCTTCCTGTACGGATCGGGAATATCATCCCCATACCTTCGGGCACATAAGTCTCCTATCGGCACGAAATGAGTCCATGTTGGGGCAGAACGCTTAACAAAATTGATCTTCCCCCCAGACTCAAAATAGTCTATTCCATGTATAGTGCATAGGTCTTCCAGGAATGTTGCGTAACTCTCTCCGGTGTTCTCAAAAATTGCTCCATACATTACAACTCCGGCACTCGCATTCCAGACGATCTTGTCCGAGGGAATTCCCGCCTTGTTGAATATATGGGTAACAGTCGTAGCTAGGTCGAGTCTATCTGCGCCAGGATCCCAGTACAATCCCTTGACCTGAACATCCAGTTTTGGGAACCCACTGCCTCGATAAAGCTCAATTGGATAGTTATTGAAAACGATATAGCTACAGCCCCTAAGTGCTGGGGTGTCCCCGCCGATAACAGACGAGCGTGATTGGTTGTTAGTGCCGGTGTAAATCTCGGTATAGGCTCGAAACTGGTCGTACCATCCATCACTGGAATTGGCATCAAAAATGAGTATGCCGTTTGCCCATACTTTTTCTACTGCTGCAATTTGTCCACCTATCAAAAAGGCACAGGTCATGTAGTAACTGGCGACCTCGGTTTCCGTAATAGTGGTCGTGGTGCTTCCTCCTGCGCCACCCTTTCCTCCGCCAGCACGGGTAACACTAGTTGAACTGGTCGTTGTAATAACTTCCTTTAGTGGTTTAGCCCAAATCAGGGAGCATCCATCTACCTTGCACTCGCCAAACAGATCACGAATAGGATAGCCGTAACTGGAATCAGGGGCGTTAACATTATCAAGACGGGTCGCTTCGTTCTTCACCCGGTTGACAGTCTTTTGTCCCCGATTTAGCATCCGGCTCAACAAGCTGACACCGGCACCGACCGCTATAGGAGTAAACGGATCACCCATCTAGAACCCCAGGTATATCATAGATTTTACGTAAATTAGACCGTTGAAAGTCTCCGATTGGAGAGATCACAACCCTTCCGTCCACATGAGATGCGTGGATATACTCATACTCGTCTATTGCAATACCAACATGGGTTAGCAATCCGCCGACATGAAAAAGTAAAACAGATCCAGGTTTGATTTGCTCAGCCTCGTTTAGCCACTTGTCGAGATGACGTACCAGAAAGGAACCCCTTGCCAAAGGCTCATAATTTTCGATCACATAATCCGAGGGAATAAACCCGACAGATCGTCCAATCCCGTACAGAAGCTGAACGCAATCAACCCCGAATCCCTTGCAACACTGATGATGATGCCATGGGGTATCAAGCCAATCCAGAGCCTCTATTACTACACTAGACCGCTTAATCTCTTTCACGACAATTAAAATTAATTAAGACACTATCATCCTAGCACCATGAACCTGGATAACCTAATCTCGAAAGCCGGACAAATAATCAACGATCCGACTATAACCGCCAATGCGGTCATAGAATTCCAAAGAATATTAACACCAGCGGGGGTGGAAAGGGACGCAGCAGGCAGATATGTGCCGACCGCAGCTACAACCGAAACCGTTACCCTGTCTTGCTACTTAAGGCAATCGAGGCGTAACAACGCCCAAGAGAAGCTACAACTAGGCATAGATGTCAACGCTGTTCCATTCACAGGAAGACTAGTCGATCCCAAGACCTACCAGTTTCCCCTCCGTGCCAATGGGGCGATTAGCGTCACCATCAATGGTCGGAAAGGAACGATGATTCTAGACAGTAAACACTTTGCATCTCCAACCGACGAGCAGTACGACATCAAAGGCGACCTCGGACAACGCATCTCATTCTATGTTCAGTTCAAACAAGGAGAGTAAGACAAATAGAAATAAATATGCTAGGATGTTTTTAGTTGTTGGATTCAGCCTACTATGATCAGAAAGAGAAAGACTGGAGTAAAAAAGCTGGAGCATTCCGAGCAGGTGTCATTTGTTAAATGGTTTCGGGCTAAGTATCCCCATGTTTTGATTTTTGCGATTCCCAACGGAGCTAAATTCGCCAATGGCCCAACCCAGTGGGCGATCCTGAAAGCGGAAGGTGCCGTAGCCGGAATACCAGACTTAATGGTGCCAGAATGGAAGCTTGTCATTGAGATGAAAAGACCAGTCGGCGGAGTAGTTAGCGAGGAGCAATTGCACATCCTGCAACACTTTAACTCCATCGGTTGGTGTGGAGTGGTTTGCGACGGATTCGACAAAGCACGTTCATTTATCGAAGAGTTTGTTAAGAGGATGCCACCATCCGCTTAGTGGATGCCCCTGCGACGGAGTGCCTTAAAGGGCAATAACATATCCTCTGGAATGCGACCAACCAACTGAGGGTTGGTATTATATTTGATCCTAAACTCATCAAAGGGGACATCGAGTTCCTGAACCCCCTTGAAAGCCCCTGATTGGGTCAGATAGGTCAAAATAGTACCGGCCGCACCTTTTAATTTATTAACCTCGACATCATCGAGAGAAAAGTCATAGCCAGCCCAATAGGTAGCCTGATATGTTGAAAAGCCTGGACGAGCAGATCGATAAGATGTGTCAAGACCGACGGAGCCGTAGTAATTCCAACCGGAATTTAGAAACCCGATACTGGCGTAGTCCAAGAAGACACGATTGTCTACGTCAAGGACATAGTCTCCACCTTCAAGAAGAACCCACTGCCCTACGGGGAGTGGTCTTCTAAAAACGTCTTGAATGTTGCCACCGGAACGGACTTTTATTTCGATAGGGTGGTCAACATCGATCACTATCGGAAAGTGACACAAAAAAAATGACTGGGGGCCAAGTTGAATATCCCCAGTCTCGACCCGTTGTGATAACTCAATAGGACGACCAGCCCCTGCGTCACCTTCGAGAATTGACTGTAGGTAGTACAATGCGCCGGTTAGCGCATCCCCGGTGATATTGACACCGGGGGCGTAGAAGGGCAAATCAGCTTCTTCGAGAATCATGATGTTGCGATTTTGACGAAAGCACAGTCTTTCTTATTGGCAGGACAAAAAATTTCAGCCTTGCCGTCAGCACCCTGTCGGGTACACAGTTTCTCCCCGCACTCCCCGCAGACCTTGACCCCAGATGCTTTAAGCCAAGGAGAGGAAGTAGAAGAGAGGTCGATAGACTCAACCTTTGCCCTGCTGGTGCTTTTACGAGTACCAGTAGTAGTTTCTTCAGTCATGGCTTACCTCTATACAGGTTTGTCGAGAGTGCGAACTTCGATTACCCGTAACTGCTGAGGAACAGCACTGGCATCGGAATACCCAACCGGATCAACGTCGAGAGCCGCATAGCTTTCATGGGAGATCCAAATCCATTTTTGGGCACGGTTCCAAAGGATTTCACCGGATTGAGACCGAAGCTCCATGGGCATACCAATACCACGACCAATGGTATTAGCACCAAAAGCGTAGGCAGAGCGGGCGACTTGGTTAGCCGTAGTAGCACCGGTTACAACGGTTTGAACACCAGGAGTACCGGAAGCCCCCATCCCAAAGGTATTTTGCTCAAAGATATGGAAGTTGCCCCATTTGCCTCGGTAGCCAGTGATCCGGTCAACGTCAGTAATAGCAGGAAGCATATTAACCAAGGTAGCCAAATCACCGGCATTGCTGGGCTGAGTGAATCCGTCACGCTCCACCGGAGTCATGGATTTCCGTAGTTGCTGTAGCTGATAGCTGTTGATAGCTAAGCCGTAGCAACCATCCATGTAAGTGGGAATGTAAGCCGCAGCCATGTAAGTATACAAGGAATGTAGAAACTCGGCGGTCAGGGTTCCATCACTGGTATCAACCACGTTACCCACCGTGGTCTCAACCTCGTTGGCATTGTTATAAACAACCCGACTGGTAGGAGTCCACAGCGCACGAATATAACGATCCTCAAACTGCATATAGTTCCGCATGATATTCACTTGGAAGCTTTCTAAGACCGAAAGCATGGAATACATTTGGACGAAGTTTGGAACCATATAAGGACGGTTGGCGTTAACACCGACCTTACCCATCCCGTACTCTTTGATAACGGCATCAACAACGCCAGTTTGAGTGCCTTGAGAATCCGTGGTCAGATCCGCAAATGCACCACCACCGCTGAGTTCCCAGTCGGAATTGTTAGCAGGTTCTTCGTTTAATGCGTATCTGGCAATCTTGATCGTGTCGCCTCTATTACGACCATGGTCAATTACCACATTGGGGAATTGCCAAAAAATATAGGCACCACGGTGGGTATAACGGAGCATCGAAGACAGGGTAGGCAAAAAGCCACCAACCATATCAGCAGATGTCACTGGAGCCTGGGTAATGGGAACACCACCACGATCCCCACGGAACAGACCCTGGTTTTTAGCCCAGGACTCAAGCTCTTTATAAAGAGGAAGATGCTGTAACTCGGTTACGGTATTAAAAGAACGACCATATTTCGCTTTAGCTTCATTGATGTGATGCTGCAAATGCTGGTCAATGACACGACTGTCCGGCATGGAGAAGAACTGATCTTCGTAATTTTTTTCATGCTGGGGGGCAGACTCGATTGTCTCGAAAAGTTCTTTAACTAGAGGGGGTTGATAATCCGTGCGACTGGTCAACTGAGATAGGACATTAGGGTTGTAACCAGCCTCAGTGCTAACCCGTCCAGAGATCCCCGTAACAGATTCAATGTTGTTCATTTGTTGCTCGATTGATTCAGCTTTAGCTTTTAGGGTTTCGTTTTCCGAGCGAAGCTGTTCTAGTTCAGAATGCAACTTTGCTTCTTCTTCTGCCTTAACTCGTTCAGCTTCCTTTTGCTCAAGAAGTTTCTGGAGCTTGGATTCAAGCATCGCCTCGATTTCCTCCGCCGAAATGACATGAGCAGGCTCGGGGGGAGCTACGGGAGGGCTAGACTCTAAAGACTTTTTCTCCGACTCGGTACTAACAGTTGGCAAAGATTCAACTTTCTGTTTGGCGATGGTATCTAATGCTTCGGAAGCATCTTGAATAGAAACCCCTTCATCCTCAACACCATCAAACGGGGGGATGACGATTTCTTTTACCTGGGTCGTCGGGACGGCCCGTTTGCTGGATTTAGGAATAGCCATAATAGTTCTTCGATAAAAAACCGCACTCTTGATTAATTATATGTTACAGCCAGATAAGCTTAATTAACTCTTCAGTAAAAATAGTTGCCTGTGGGACATTGCCAACTGTAACGAAACTGAGTTCATGGGATTGATGCCATCCGTCTACCCAAGCAAAAGGGGCTACGTCTTCACTGGAAATTTTTCCAGACTGAACAAGAGATTGAGAGTAGTACCCGGGAGGATAATGTGGATCGTCCTCGCCAAAGTCACCACCGCACAATGGACAAATATATTTTCTGCCAAGAAACATTCCACCAGTTGAGACATCAGCCAACTGCCTATAGCGAATAGCACCAGCGGCGGAAGATTCAGATGGAATAGCCGCATAAGCGACAACACCGAGAAAACCCTGTTTATCGAAGATGCTGGAGTCAACATCTGAATTAACGGATATATCCAAGAGGGCTTCCTTCGTCGCATCCGAACCGGGGATCTTAATTATTTCAGAATCATAAACAAACCCAAGTGACGAACCAACATTTTCCCAATCGTGATCGGTAATCAGCGACTGACCTGGAAATGTAGCCGACATAGACTGTAAAGCCCTTTGAGTCCAAGCAGTCAAGTCCCAACGCATCATATTAGTAGAGGCTAAGATTGGGACAGACAACACCTCTCGTTGATCGTAATCACCCTGTCCGTAGGGCTTGAATTTATTGATTGCCGCCATTTGATCATCAGTGGGATGGTCAAATCGCAGTCTTCTGTCCAAGTCGCTCCTGATGTCCATCGATCCAACCAAATTTTTGATGTAGTAATAGCTGAGACTGCGGTCGAGATTGGGCAAAGCTGTAAATAAGCGTACATTTGCAGTTAGATTGGCATTCGCAGTTTTCGCCAATATTGGGCAAAAACCCTGCGGGAACCCAGCCTGCATAAGCATAACCAGGGCAGTCCTTACAGGGAACTTTACTATTCAATAATCTCTTCTCCCATCTTATACCAGCCCTAGTAAAGCCCTCTCTTTTTCCTCTTTGATAGCTTCCCCATGCGGCATTAGCATACTGAGCTAATCGTGCCCTTATTTGATTTTCGGAAAGACGACCAAATGCTATATCGGCACTAAAATTACGAAGAAAACGATATTCGGATCTAAGCTTATTACCAACAATTCCGTAATCACGCTGGGTCATATTTCCGACACCAAGTTTGTGCTGTTGAATGTGTAACGTCTTGAGTAAACCAGCAACGGTTTTTTCCCAAGTCCCCAGAGAGATGTCATCTTTAAACAATCCTGCGGTGACATCCATCAGTCTTTGCTTGAACCTATCAATCTGTGTTAAGGCAAGATTATCGACAGTAGCACCAGAAACAAGTCGTCCTGTCTCCAGATTGCGATAGCGTCGGGTAGCTGGGTCAAAACTAAAGCGGTCTGGCATACAATTAAGTCAATCTGTTTATCTTAATTTTAGATAAAATGTCATCAACATTTACGACCCCGCCACCAACGTTAAAAGGACTAGTGCTGGACTTTACGGGAGAAGGCCCGTTAACCTACAAGTACCTCGCCATTGTCGGCGACGATTTTAGCAGACAATATACGCTTCGACAGTCAGAGTACGATTACACCGGAACCACGATTGAGTATTGGCTTTCGGACAGCAAACCGCCAAAACCGGGACAAATCTTGTATAGCAACACCAAACCAGTAACAGATATTGTCTTGCCCTCGGGAACAACCCCAGGTTCATGCAAATTCATCATAGATATTCCAGATACAATCACCGACACATTTGATCCAGGCACCATATATGGGGCTTGTCGTGCCACATACGGAGACGGAAGCAAGGACACACTATTCAAAATAGAAATGAAAGTAGAGGTTGTATTTTAATGTCGAGCATTATCATTCAAGCACCATCCAGCGAAGTAGTATTAGACAAAAACCAAGGGAAAATAGAAGTCCCTTTACTGAAATCAAGTATAGAGTCGGAGATCCAATACTCTGGGGCACTGGGAGGATTTGCGCCAAGCCCAACCATAGAAATGCAAGTGAGTACCTATGGAATAGAGGTCAAAAAAAACGATGTAACCATAATTGGTGGACATCCAGATATAACTATGAACGTTTCGGCAGCAATCCTGTCGGGCGGAGGTGACCCAAACCCATACGCATTTATACCAGCGGGGGAGGACATTCCCCCCTACAGGGTTTGTCATGTCGTAAACGGAAAGGCGTACCTCTCTTCAGCGTCGATGGATCCATCTTTGGCGTTATCGATCAAAGGAGTGTCCGTCAGCAGTGCAGTACAAGACTCGGTCGTACAGATCCAAATGGGACTAGCCATCCAAAATCCAGCATGGAACTTTTCGATAGGAGGAGTGGTTTATCTAGGGGAAAACGGAGAGGCAACCCAGTCGATTCCATCGGATGGACTATTGGTCGAAATTGGCACAGCCATGTCTAGTTCCAGGTTATTCTTAGATGTAGAAGAACCTATTTCCTTGTAACCACCCATGTCTGCTTTAAGCTTTCTGACCAAAGTAACCGGCTTGACCACCCTGGTTGAAGCCTTGACCACCTCCGCTGGTGTTGCCGACGCAAACAAAATTGTTGCAACCAACTCCGCCGGAACTATTGATGCAACCCTACTACCTTCCGGGGTAGAGTTATCCGTAATTTCTGTCGCCACTAGCGAGGATCTAGCCGCCGGGGATTTTGTGAACATCTACAACAACACCGGAACCCCTACGGCTCGTCTTGCGGATGGTGGAAGCGACAAGCCAGCCCACGGTTTCGTTTTAGCTGGTACGACCTCGCCTGCCAACGCTTCTGTCTACATTGGCAAAGGTAAAAACAATCAGTTGACTGGACTAACCCCCGGCAGTCGTTATTTTCTGAGTACCACCACTCCCGGTGCGGTTGTTGCCACTGCGCCGATCTACGCCAGCGGCGACATTTGCCAGATCGTAGGTTTCGCCAACAGTGCAACCGAGTTAATTTTCGAGTATGACGATCCCGTGTATATTGCCTAGGTGAAAACACTCTCACAGTCCTCTGGAGTAATAGGCGCACTCAGTCCTGCTGATTTCCACCTTTCAACCCCACCAAGCTCTATTCCCAAAAGGGATAGAGTTTTTTGTTCAAGTATTTCATCGCATCCAAGGCAGACGAGAAAATAGAAGGCGGTAGACTGGGTCTTGCGAGAAAACATCTCAGTAATCAGACTTTGCATACTGTGTTCAATCAGTCCATAGCCAAGTAAATCGGTCAGTAACCTGGACGAAAACAACTTTACTTCATCGACAGAAAACCCCATAACTGGCACCCCACCCCCATTATGCAAATTAAGGTTGAACTGAGAATACCAGTCTTGGAAATTGACATAGGAAAAAAACTTTGCCCTATCGAGAAGAGAAAGATAACCTATTATTTCTGACAGCTTGGGATCTGGAACCTCATTGAACCAATCCACAATCAGATCCCAGCTTTCGCTAGACCAAAGAATAGTTAGCGCAGGGTGCCCAACAAAAGAGGACAGAATTGCAGCATCTTGCTCCGTCATTACAGTTGCTCCCAGAATTTCGCTATAGCCGATCTGATGTTAACGTTTCCCGTATCACACTGAACAACTAGTGCCCAAATCTCCGGCTGGTAATTGTAATCACTACCTAAAAAATCCAGGTTACTTGAAATAGATCCGCCGAGATTAAACTGATTCCCCCTGGCTGAACTGGTAGTCAACGTTTCACCGGAGAGTGCATTGGTTACAGTCACAGTATTGGGAATAGCATTGTCGTATTGAATAGATGAATCTTCCCTGTCAGTCCAGGCTGGCGTATAGGCAGTGCCGAAAACTGGATTCCGAACCAAATAAATATGGAAGTTACTGGTCGTGATAACCAAAACTTCCACCTCGGATACTTTTACCCTTGCATTTATTTTACTTGGATTTAACCTGAATAACAAAAGCGGATAATACAACCCACTAGTGTTTGCATTAAAGGTACTTGTTATCCCCCTAGAAACAGAATATGTTGCACCTAGGCTATTCTCCTGACCTTCTGTTAATAGAGAAGCGCAGATCGCCTCAAGGCTTGCGCCGCTAGACCCAGTGACAGTGCGTTCTATCTCGTAACAGGGAAAAAGGTTTGCTGTTCGCATATAGACAGCGTCTCGCAGATTTGGATGCTGAAAAACATGAGCGAGAACAGGCACACGATTATAAACAAATCCAACTGCCACATCACCTACACCGAGCCATTCCAACGCAACAAATCCGATGTGACACTGAGTCTCATCGAAGTCATAACCAGTGCCGCTACCGTCAAAATTGTCGGCATTCCACCCTGATTGCAAAACACGTTCCGTCTCAACAACAGAGCCAGAAGAGGAAGACCGAATAACCCAACTCAGACCAGACTCAGATTGTTCTAGAAATACCCCATCACTTGCGTCAAAATAACCAACCCTTTTTACAACACCAGTCTGACTAGTCCCCAGATTAAAAGTGAAAAAATACAGGAGAGACTTCCCCGGTTGATACAACCCAGGAATGTAAGACTTGAGTCGGCGAAGTCCAACCCCTGTTCCCACTGAAAGAAGGGTAGAAGCCCGCTCCTGGGAATAGCTACTAGATGTCCCAGACCCACTCGATTCACCCTCAGACACCAGTCTGTTCCTCAACCCAGACGACTGATTGATGACTATCTGAGTAGTCGGCTCCGATGTTCTCAACCGAGAAAACATGTCAATCAAATTAGGAGGAAGGTTTACATTAACGTCCTCTAAAGCAACCACAACACCTCCCGAAAGACTCAATAATCTACCCATTGTTTTTATTTGTTAATAATGTTATTGTTATCTTAGTTTAACCCAGTCCATTAAACACTATGCACATCTATAAAAATAGTAGCGGAGATTTACTCCCATCAGTCACTGAAATCATACAGAAAACAAAACCGGAAGAGGATGTGAGAAAGCTCGAAGATGCGATAGAGAAAAAGAAATCCAGGGAAGGCATGAGCGAGGGTGATTGGTCTGCTCACATGAAAAAAGCCCAGGATCGAGGAACGAAAACCCATCTCTTTATGGAGTCGTACCTGCCGCTTGTGGAGATTGGGAACAAAGAGATATTGGAGGACGGGAAATGTTCAAAGGCAACCCACGATTTAATTGTGGAATGCAGAAATCAGTTTGAGTCGGATCCGTTGTGCGGAGATTATTGCAAGTCAATCACTGAATTCGTTCGTGACTTGAACAAAAGAACACGCAAATGGACAGTAATAACAACGGAAGCGGAAGTTATCAATGAAACATGTGGATATGGTGGCAGAACTGATAGCGTAATCCACCTCGACGGAAATGACCACTTGCTTGATCTGAAGACAAACGGAGGATACTGGAGCAATTGGCAGCAAAAGCAAATCTATAAATGGGAAGAATGGGTCAGGGGCTTTAAGGGCACCTACATCGAAACGGAGACAGTATCTCACTGGGACTACGTAGACGACAAGCTTAAAGACAAATTCATCCAACTGGCGTTGTACATAATGGCAATGCGGGATATGCGTTCAAGAGAGGAGTTCAACCATCAAATATCGGCAGCATCCATTCTGGTCGCATTTCCTTCCAAATATCAACATATAGAGATGGAAAATAAAGTGTGGGCTGGATGCTTTGAAGAAGCGGAAAGAAGAGTAAAGGAATACATGGAAAAGCACCTGGAGGACTGGAAGAAAAGAGCAAAGGTGTTCTTGTCTGAAAACCCTGACATACAAGTTTAACTGGAAGACAAACAGGGTTAAATTAAGCATGAACACCAGCGAGGAAGACAATGTCTCAGTCCATCGAAGTCCTGATCTGCCTGTTGACCTTTATTTATCCAGTTGCGCTAATCCTCCGGTTGGCTGAGCCAGTTTCGACAGATCCCGATCAATAGCCTTAGCCCGTTTCGCCCAGGTATCTCCCCCTTCCATCCCACGACAAGGATTGATACAGGGTCGATCACCGGCAATGTTGTTACAGACCAAACCAGCGAGATCCCGCTGGTTTCCTTTTTTGCCGGTTCCAGACCAGTAGTGAACGTTGTTAATGAACTTGGTGCCACAGGTAGGGCAAGACTTGATTGAATCAGACATGGTTGTGACCAAATAAGTTTGCCCAAGTATAACCAAAAAAATCAGTTTTGATCGTAGTCAATTAAACTGTTTGACAAATCTGATCGAAGCAACTCGTTTTCTTTCTCTAGTTGTTCAACCTTACTTGCCAGTTTGTTGCGAGACATGTAACCAGCCACTGCGGCCAGTCCAGACTGGACAACATCAGCGGCAATAGAAGGGGAATTGCCACCGGCAAACACAGACGTAATCCATATAATTATGCAGGCTGCGATCAGGGATAACGGAACAAAATCCTCGTCAATGTTCATTTAAACCTCCTTGAGCCAGTCTCGCCATAACAGGATGAAATCATAATCTTTTTTGCGTTTTTGTCCATCAATCAACTCCATTGCACGCTTGAATTTAGAGGGATTGAGGGTAACACAGCAACCAGCAGACCACTGACCAATAGAACTAAAATGAGACAACGTGCCATTAGTGGTGTGCCAGTTAACCCCCCGCCAATTTTCAGCGGTAACTTTGTCATCTCGCATAAAATTGCGATTCCGATCTCTGACCAATCGTGCAGTTCCAACCTGAACCATAGCGGATTGGCTTTTGTGCAAACCCCTCGCCCAGAGTCCTTTGTGATAGCCAACATCTAGTCGTGCGGCCCCGCCAGGAACCATTGGTCTATCCGTATAATATCGGCCCGGCTCCGTCGTTGATTGAGCAATCCAGGAGATTATGGGCTGCCCACCGCTGAACTTCAGTAGCACCATGCAATCATTCCATTGATCCGGGGTATCATTATTAGCAGTTCCATCGGGATTGACCCCCTCAAGACCGATGATGTTATAAGTGCCATCGGTCAACAATGGATAACCCCTCTTTTGACATACTGCTACAATACGTTCCGCCAACGTGGCTGGTAATTGATCTGCATCCTTCTTTACCAGAACCTTTTTGCCTTTTGATAGAAGACGGAGTGAACCCTCTCCTACTAAATTGGGAAATTCTAGATAATTACTGCGTTTGAACTCAATCCACGCAGATGACGTAAGCGCACCAGGAATACCGTCTACGGTCAGACTCGTCCCCATCACGTTATTTAACTCACGTTGAATAACCTGTACATGAGTTACGTTTTTAATATCAAGAATAGAAACAGGGCACTTATAGCAAAAAGCAAAATCATCAATGCTAGAAACGGGATTAATTGACTCATAAAAACGATGCCTTCCGACGGAGCCAATGATATGAAAAGAGCGATTAAACCGATCAACAACAGAAGGAGATGCTGTCGTTGGATTTAGATAGTGATCGGCACCCGCCATCGGGGTATTGATGCGAAAAGATAGGTACTCTTCTAGGATAGAAAGATAGTGAGAAAGATGCTCACGGGGATTTTCCATCCATTGCTGAATGAGATCGTAGTTGGGATCATCTTTATTCAAGCAGCTAAATTGCTGGGCCTGTTGGACAACCATAGCTGGATTTGCCGACCAACCATAACGGGGAGATCGTAAAGCACGTGTAACAATGACACCCAAGACCGCAATGCGACCCTCTTCCGATTCTCCCCGAGACTCAGCCTTTACGACTGCGGCGATTAAAATTTTTTCTGATTCAGTTAAGTCAAACTGCATAAGTTACAACCATAATTGGCTGTCCTTATTCTAATTTGATTAACTGACCAACGGAAATGCCTTTGGTGTGACTTTGAACAACTACCCCAGCACCAAGGCGGGGATCGTTGCAGGCAACCCACTTGGCAGGATGCAACTCATGAGCGAGAGCGCAAAAAAGCCAGATGGGGCCACGACCACTAAGCACAAGACCCTGGTCAAAGGAGAGTCCCAGTTCAGCCAACTGGGAAACAGCACCAGCGAGGGAAGAAGGTTCGATGACTCCACCGGGAATAGAAAAGTCAATCACCGCAAAACCATCAAACTGCTCAAGACTGAAGTCCATAAAGTTCCTTTCAAATCAACACCCCTATTTAACAACAGGGGTGGAAAAGGGGTTTTCCGAATTCCGAAAGAATAGTATCAACTTGTTTTGGGTCAAGCTGAAACCATTCTCCGACCGAGCAACGATAATGAAAACCCTTGTGAACAGAGGACTCCAGCAGACGGGCTTTCTGTGGTGAAAATGGGCCGGCAAAAGCCACTAAAGACAGGGAGGTAGGAGAACCAGTCTGAAGCTGTTTAATCCGTCGTCCCACATCCTTTGCTATCCCGACCTTATAATGTGTTCCGTTGCTCAGGAGGTAAACATACATCAATTGATCCAATTCATTTCACGGTGGTAAAACGACTTAGAAACGCAATAATCCCTGACAGCATTTTCAACACCTGGGTGCCTTGCAGGGTACATATTTGCACCAATTTGTTTTGAGCTTGACGTAGAATAGCGTTTGTCTTGCCCGATCATCAAATCCCCATACAGAGCTTTAACGTGACGGCCTAGGGCAGACTCATAATTAGATGGAACATTAAATCCAAGACGAATTGCGACATCAACAACCCCCTCGTATTCTGGAATACCAGTAGGTTTTAATAGTTTTTGCTGACTGGCTAAATAACGATTCCCCAAATGGACTTTAGCCAATTGAGCCAATTGCAGATCGCCATTTTCAACAAAAAACTTGATGGCTTCCATTTCAGTTTGAATGACCAGCGGCTCAATAAAATTAGATACTGGTTCGTTTAATGTTGTGACCCCAGACTGCATCAAGTTAAAAATATGGGCATCGCACCACACGGCAAACGAAGGACTAATCCATCGTGCAAGATTGATTGCTAAGCTTGGATGCCCCCAGGTTCCACCGTTTCCCCCTTCCTCTGAGTTAACTACCTCAGATGTGAGGGAGTTAGATAAAGCCTCCAGGTATTCTTGAGTTTGCTTGAGTCGCATCCAGTTATCAATTCGCTTCCCATTGGCTTGGCACATCTGGGTCAGGTTCACAAACCCATCAGTCCGACGTTGGATAACTGTGCCGTTGTAGTTAAAATTCTGTAAACTGTCCATAGACTCTTTGCCTCCTTTTCAGGCTTGGGGTTAAAATCCTCCGGCTAGCACCGGGGGTATCCAATTTTAACACAGGCAAGCTTGTCTACAGGCAGACGCTGATGCGCCTAGATCCCCAGGTGGGACTAAGACACAACCTTATTTAATAGTTTGTTCTTCCTGGGGATAATCAGATCCTATCAGACTTCCTCTATCTCGGCATCCAATAAGAGAGCAAATGCGGAATCCGGGGGGTCTGATCGCCATTGGCTTATTGCATCTTCAATATCTTGATCCGTGATTATTGCCATTTGCAATAAAGCTTCCACTGGAGACAAGTCGTCGATAGTCTTGGGAGTCACTGCTTCCAGATGAGGTGGGTTTACGGGGGGTGGTAGTTGATGATCCATTTTCCGATCCTGATTTTTTATTGTTAGCACCGGCAGCAGACATGTCATCTTGCTGTGCGCCATTACCATCTTGACCCAATTCCCATTTAGGCCAGACAATCCGATAGAAACGTCCCTTCTCCCGCCAAAAATCTTCACCTTTTTTTAACTTGATCTCAGTGTCGATCACTTGATGGATTATCTGCGCTAACATACCGCACCATTCGTTTCGCAACCGTGCATGCTGGAAGGCCGGTTGCGCCGATAGTTCTCTAGCGGAACCGTTCATTACACCAGCGAAGAAGTAAAGAGGCAAACCGGGAAGCATCATGCGATAACGCCATTCAACCATAATGTCAATCAGTGTCTGTAGATTGGGATTTTGACTACTCAGCTTACTGATTTTCATCCCCGGCAAAGGGTACAAATCGGTTGGAGCCATCCCAGACTGTTTTGCCGCTTCAGAACTTTTGATATAGCTGTCCCGATTGTCCCGGTTGGTGTTTTCCGGGAATTCGTGGATATTGGGATTAAAACCAAGGTCACGACAAGCATTAGCCAAATTATTGGTCGATTCCTTTAGCTTTGCCCAAATTCCGGTAGCAATCGAAGACTTCCAGGCAGACTGACCATAAAGGGCGGATTGATTATAACGAAGATGACAGATTTTCCATGGAGGAAAAAAGATCGCATCTGGGTCATCCAGTTGCGATCTCTGCTCAAATCCCTTTAGGTTGCCATGGTCATCTTCTAGTCTAAACATTTCAAAAGGCGGCAGGAACATCGTTCGAGAAACAACCCAATCATTACGACCAATCCCTTCTCGTTCCAGCCCCAATTCCAAGAAGCTATCCCCCAGTCCGAGGGATTGCTTTAACGACTTTTCTAGCTTCCGTCCCCCGATAACGTATTCTCCCACCCAAGACTGTCTCCGAATCACTTCTAGGGCAATAGAATAGACATCTGGATCAATATTTACAAGATCAGGTGACTGATCGGTTCCAAAGTTATAATCAGGCGCAACTGTAAAACCCTGGTCATCGCCATCAGTTGAACAGAAAACGGCATTTACAGCCAGGTTAAGAGTATGAACTACCTCATAGCAATATTCGTATGCCTCGCAAATTTCATGCACCATTCCACGGCTATCATTCCGAACAATATTCTCCTGGATCTCCAGGTCATATCGCCGAGCAACATCCATGGGCGCATACCCCACGACAGATAGAGGTCGCTGACTGCCGCCAATAGACTTTCCGTTGCTAGTCCTGCGTGATTTAGGCATACAATTAAATATATTTACGGGCAATTAACTAATCCTAACACCTGCAAATCCCTGTTATATGGAAGTCAAATTAATTTCAATCACAAAGCCAGTAAAAACAGATATTACGGCAGAGGCATTGATAGCTTACTGCGCTAGGGTATCCAGTCCACACCAGACCAACCCACAATACGCCAAGCTTCTTCGATACTGCATCGACAAAGGACATTGGAGCATTTTCGAGATGGCACACATGTGTGTTGAAATCACCACAACACGGATGATAGCCGCTCAACTGTTACGACATAAATCGTTCTCGTTCCAGGAGTACAGCCAAAGGTACGCCAATGCACTTGGATATGAACCATGCGAAGCACGACGACAGGATGAGAAAAACCGGCAAAATAGTATTGACGACCTACCGAAGTCGATAAAGGAACAGTTTCTCTTAGACCAACAGAAAATCTGGGAGATGTGCGAGGCTTACTATCAAAATGCTATAGAACAAGGGATAGCAAAAGAGTGTGCCCGTTCCGTGCTACCACTGAACACGAAGACCCAGCTTTACATGAATGGCTCGGTGCGTAGTTGGATACACTACTTGGGCGTTCGGACAGATGAATCAACACAGCTTGAACATCGGGTAATAGCAGAGAGGATCAAGGATATTTTCACCGAACAATTTCCTGTCATTGCCGAAGCAGCATTTAGTCAAGATTCGGAATCCTCCGGTTCATCGCCTTTGTCATAGAACAGATTCTTTATTAAGCTTGGATGTCCGGTATCCGCTGAGAGAATTACGCTGATTTTTTCTTCGGCTCTGGACAGCCAAGATTTTTGCATTTTTTCCACTAGCTCAACTTTTCGCAATGCGGTTTGACTGGTAGATTCAGTCCGTTCTACCCTAGCACGAAGATCGTCAAGTGTATCGTCGATCTGGGAAAAGCGAGGTTGTATTTGATTGTAAAGACCAATTAGTCCCTCCTGGACTGCCTGTTTCGTGGATTCGTGATTTTCCTGCTTAAATCGCAACCTGCCTAACTCGACCGACTCTTCCTTTCGCCTTTCCGATTCCATCCTGGCTCGATTAACGAAAAATCCAACAACACCAGCGAGGATGAGGGCTAAGACCTCTCCACTGAACAATCCGTCGATCAATCTCTCTAAAATATTCTGACTGTTTGGAGTAGCCGTAACCGAAACAGCATAAGCCATGACAAAGATAAAGGCGAGAAGCACCCTTGTCGCAAAACTAGAGATAAACAGAATGATTTGTTTTAACTGTTCCACTGGAATATCCAACTAAAGGTGCATCACCATCAACAATAATTGTATTTCGTGGATTAGTCACTTGCTCAAAAGCCCCAGTGGCTGCGTCAACAATATCGTTTACCCTTGGCCGGCGCATACCATCGAAGGACTCTACTGCCGACAGGAATTCACCATTCCAGTCGCCTCTAATCAGAAAAACATAGCCGAGTCTCGCCTGAGTTGCGAGCGGCAAAGCCCTTTGCAACTTAGACTTATCTGGTTTAATTGCCTTGACATCGTAGCGAACATCAAGCTTTTCAATCTCCTTGGCAAAGGACTCTTCAACGATCTTGCCAGATGCTCCACCTTCCAATTCAAACCTGATCTTTGTCCTGACTCCATCAGCGATTGCACATCCCCTGATCGGGCCGATCACTTCACCTCCTTTTACCTGCATAACTTGCAAGTCGAAGATGTAAATATTGGTGCCAATCATGCCCATCAGGCAACCTGCCGTAGAGCAACTATCACTGCCTGCGTCCTCTCTTGCGGTGGCCGCCAAATCCCAAAATCTAATTTTAATGAGGGGTTCTCTCGGCAACTCTTCATAGTCAATAATCTGAAACCAGTTTCGATCAAAGACGATCCCAGCATCATGTCGGATTTTCCAGTTACCAAACAATAACCGTTGCTTCTCAACCTCCTCCAGGGAATTGAGATTGGACAGATACTGCGGGTTGACCCGTAGCAACGCTGGGTTATCAAAAATACTAGCGGCAATAAAACTAAAGCTTTTGACCATATCGTCAAAAGTCACAAGTCCATTAGATGCCTCGACCACCGGGGCTAAACTGTCGTAATGCTCCTCGATCAAAGCCTCCTTGGTGTCATCCCAATGAACCTGATTATTCAATCGCACGAAATATCTTGTGACACCGCTTCTCTCTGGAATTGGATAACCAGTCTCCGGGTTCCACCACCATTGAATAAAATTAGCAACCCAAGAGTCTGCATCTGGGTTCATCGTCGCCCGCACCTGGGGTTTTACTCCGCAACCAGAACGATTCCGGGAAAGCATATAAAAAAAACTCTCTTCACTAAAATGACACAATTCGTCAAAACCAATCCGTGCGAACTGCGCTCCCTGATATTCGTAAACCGTGTCTTCATGTCTAATATGACGAAAGGCTATCTGACTGTTGTATTTCTCCCAACGCCAAGTAGGGGGCTTACTCACGAACCTCCCACCAATATTGCGATACAAGTTCTTTGACTCATCCACCAACCCACCAGGATTAGTCAACTCGGGATAACTCTTCCTGAAAATTACGCAATTATATCCTATGGACTTAATATACTTTTGTTTAGCACTATCCAACAATAGAAATAGGCTGTTATGCGTTGTGTTGTAGCCGTCGCAAACATAAAGCCTGTTTGGATTGCTGACGACAATACATCTTGCGAAGTCAACATCGGTCGGCTCAATACTGACAAGTCCTTTTCCCGGCCATGAATTACCACCATTGAACTGACCATGCGCCAACGCCTTCTCTCTTTTTCTTGGAAGAGAGAATAGCAGTTCAAGATGGTTTCCCTGAACAAACACAGTATAGGCAAGTTTTCCTTCTCTTTTTTCGCCGCAGTGGGTATAACACGGAGTTCGACTACCAATCCTTGCCATATAGCCAAGGCTTCTCACAAGATCCGAGACCTGCTCCGCAAGTCTAGGGCTTGTTGTAGTGTAAGAAACCTCTCGTTTTCCAACATCACCAACGGTTCCATCGGTGTCAAACAACCCTTGTGCAAGGTTATAGCGAAACTCAAGCGGAGCGGATAGGTAACCTTCGCTGAATTCCTTATCCCAGCACCTAACACCACGGTATCTATTGTTATGAACCCAAGCCTTAAACCATGGAACCCTCGTCAAATGAACCTGGGTAATCGGCAGATAGCCGTCTTGAACCGGCGGAATAGTTTTTTGAGCAGCCCCCTCTCCGGCAATTTCCTTGACCTTTTCAGCTATAAAGTCATCAGTGGTAGTCAGTATAAAACTGCCGCCCCTCTCTTCCCCAAAATGACCATCACCAATCATCGCACCATAGACATAGGCTCTTTCGTTGTCCCTAAACGATCTTGCGGTAAATTGCAACGGAGCGTTTATCGGAAAAATAAACCTTCGTCCTTTTTTTGTTTCATTGATCAACCACTTGGTATCCCGGACTCTGGCTCTGGTAATGTAATTCTTGTTCCAGCCACGGGGGTCGAGATTTGAATAAACAAAATTCTCGCCATTGCAGGTTTTCCGTCTACTATTACACCGAGCTTCCCAAAACGACCACAGGTGATCCTCTGTAGCCTCTACCGACGTACCATCTTCAAATGTAAGCAAATAAAATTGCATCATTCCCCGATCTTGTATTTGCAATACCTCTTGGTATTGCCCGTCGGGATTCATTATTTTTTCGCCAACAGTTAAGTCAGAAAAGTCGATCCATTTACCATCCCAGCGCAAAACCTTAGTATCCAAACCGGCAACGACATCTGGCACGGAGGACAATTCGACACCATGTCTTATGGCGTAGCCAAGCTTGGCACACCTATTTGCCTTACCGCTACCCGCAGCCCCGCCCACAAAAAGAACATCCGCCTCATGATGATACATCTGCTCTTGCTTGCCGGGTTGAGGCGGAGGCAGAGTCCAGTCGGCACCGGATCGGGAATCCGCCTTTGACTTATTGGCTGCCCCGATCCGCCGCTGGTTTTTAAGATTGAGTCGGCTGGTTAATGCGTTCATCTGGAATAGTGGACACAAAGGCACATAGGCTCTGCGTATCAAAAGGATCTGTTACGGGGGCTTGCAGTCCCAGTAGTTCCTCAATCAGTTTATTTACGGATGCGACTACACGCTCAAAAGACTCGACCGCAGAAATAGCTGAAACATGCAAAACCGCATTGTCTAACGACTCCAACGCAGTCTTGGTGGCAGATACAGCTTTAATTAACTCGGATCGAAGCGGTTCATCAACAACTGACAGGTTTTCAATCAAACGCTGATACTCTTCTTGCACAAATCCCCCCTAGACAAATAGAAATTACATATAAGATAAATAATAGACAGATCAAGCTTGTTTGTCAATATTTTGTTGTAGGATGAAAAAAAGCTATATTGATCGTCATGACCAAGAACGTCAAATCAAGTGGATGGGCACCTCCCCAGCATTTCAAGCAAATAACCGCCAACCACCACAGGCTGATCAAATCAATAATCAATTCTCCCATAACAATAGTCAACGGGCCACCAGGAAGCCTAAAGACGTACCTAGCGGTAGAGACTGGAATCCGCTTAATTAAAAATAGGCAGTATGAGAAATTCCTGTATGTCAGGCAAAATATCCAGCGACCAAACGAAAAAGGTCTAGGATTCAGGCCGGGAGAAGAAGCGGAGAAGCTATCCCCCTTGCTAAAGCCCATCGAGGATAACCTTAACGCAATTATGCCACCTTCGGAGCTTGAGTACGAGTTGCGAATAAGACGAATAGAGGGGAGCGACATGGAAATGCTGCGTGGTAGATCCCCGCTGAACACGGTGATTTTTGCCGACGAGTGCCAAAACATGGACTTAAACGCACTCAAGTGTGTAATGACCAGGCTAAGCGAGTCAAGCAAGCTGATTTTAGCGGGGGACTTCAGGGGTCAACGGGATCTGCTAGGCAGGGAATTTGACGCATTTGAGCTTGTTTGTCGGCATTTCAGTAATACCAGCGGGGTGAATGTGATTACTTTGGGCGAACACGACATCCTAAGAAATCCGCTAATTATAGACATCATTCGTGGCTTTGAATCAATAGAGAGCAAATATTACCCCAGTCACTACGGACAGGCAGACAACAATAGTTGCGAAAGCACAACAGAGGGACTAGAATCTTTCTAATGCTTTAAATCCAAAATACAAATACAAAATTTAAGAAAACATGAAAAAAGCGGCACTCTTTAACCCCAACGCCACCGATGACAACTTGAAACTGTGGAACGGCGAGACAACCAATCTTATGTTGCTCGACAAGCCGCAATTTGGCTGGGCACTACAGGTCTACAACCAGATGCGAGAGTGTTTTTGGATCCCACAACGCACGGACTTAACCGCAGACATCAACGACTACAATAACCTACTGGAGCAAGAGCAAAAGGCGTTCAACGGAATCCTTTCATATCTTATCTACCTAGACAGTATTCAGGAGACGATGTTGCCCAATATTGGGGACATTATGAGTGCGCCAGCGGTACGACATTGTATAGCCGAGCAGACTTTTTTCGAGGGCATCCATAGCGAGTCTTATAAATATATCGTTGAGTCCCTATTACCAGTAGAAGACCGCAATATAATTTACGACTTTTGGCGCACGGACGAGACGCTTAAAAAGCGTTGCATCAACATCTTGGACTACTATCAAACCTACCTAGACAGTCGAAGCGACGAGGACTATTTCTATGCTCTATTCGCCGATTATCTGCTAGAAGGACTCTATTTTTACAACGGCTTTATCTACTTCTACACCCTATCCACCCGTCAGTTGATGAACGGCAGTGCCGATATTATCAAACTTATTAACAGGGACGAACGTATCCACGTCTATTTGTTCCAGAAGATATTAACTGAGGGTATTAAGGAGTTTCCGCACTCGAAGGACAAATTGTTGGAGATGGTAAACAGTGCGGTGGAGCAAGAGATTGAATGGACAAACCATATTACCGACGACAGTATCCTTGGCATCACCGCTGATAGCACTGAGCAATATACCAAGTACCTGGCTGATTTGAGGTTACGGGCTATTGGTTTGGAACCGATTTATGGACAGGCTAGGAACCCGTATAAGCATTTGGAGAAAGTGGCTGACGTAGATGGCGAAGCTGGAACGAAGGCTAACTTTTTTGAAACCACCGTTTCCAGCTATCAGATGAGCAGTGTTATTGAGGGTTGGGACGAAATCTAGCCGTTGTTTCAGTCCCGATCACCGGGATTAACCTTTTGATCGACTTGATCGCTTTCCCAAAAAATGGGTTTTTTTACAAGTTTCAGTCCTGATCACCGGGATTACCCTTTTGATCGGATTACTCTCTAATGTTTCAGTCCCGATCACCGGGATTAACCTTTTGATCGTTGCCTCTGGACTTCTTATCTTGTTTTCTAATCCACGGTTTCAGTCCCGATCACCGGGATTACCATTTTGATCGGATGAATTACTGGATTAAGCCGATTTAATAGAGGCAGTTTCAGTCCAGATCACCGGGATTACCATTTTGATCGGCGACTAAAACTTCGGGGCTGATGCCCGGAAACTCAGTGTTTCAGTCCCGATCACCGGGATTACCCTTTTGATCGCCACAGTAATTGCTCGGTTCTGCCTGTGTTTAAACGTTTCAGTCCAGATCACCGGGATTACCCTTTTGATCGTCTGGCTTCCCTATCCTTTGCTAGGCAATGATTTGGGATATGATTTTGGCAAACCCCAGCAATATGCAGTTTTCAAGGTTCAGAGTCGGCAATCAAGTTATCCTGTTAAATCCCACAAGCTAAGCTGTATGGATGTTTCGGGGTCTTGGCAAAGGGGGGAGGGTTTTTGCCCCCGCTTTGATTTGCCAATTTTTGCCGATTCAAAAAACTCCGGTGATCGGGACTCGCTAGTAATCTCTAGCGGTGGGGATGAATCCCCTTCCTGCTGACCCCCAATGCTATTACTAGACTTATGCGAGGCAGAGGCAGGCTTTTGACTTTCGTCGATTCCCCCAACGAAACTGGGGTATCTTTCCATATTGGAAACCTGTAAACGGTGCGGATGGAGATTGTGTTTCAGTCCCGATCTTATGGGATGAATTTTATAAGCATTACTCCAATCGGCACGGTTATGAATGTTGATCGCCGCATTAATATCAGCATTCATTGAATGCCCGCAGGCGACACAACTAAAACTTGATTGACTTTTGCGGTTCTCCTTTGCAACGTGACCGCAATTAGAACAGGTTTGGCTGTTGTGGTGAGATCGTACAAGGTGAACTTCATTGTTGATGGTTTTGGCCTTTGCTTCCACCATCACCTTTAATCGTCCACAGGCAACGTCTTTTAGGGAACGATTTAGCCCCCGCTTCTGTGCTTGATTATTACGGGCATAGCCTTTGCCATCCTCACGGAGTTTGGCTTTAGCTTTGCGTCCCATGTTATTGAAGCTGTTATCTTCAATGGCAATGCCGCCAAAAGAGGTAACAAAGTAGGTACTTTCCTTGTGCCAGAAAGCATTCCGTTGACGAGCTACCGTTTCGTGGAGTCTGGCAACTTTTGCTTTTTGCTTCTGATAGTTTTTCCCCTTGACACCTCCGCCTTCCCTTAATCGGCGGGACATTTTTCGCTGTTCCCGGCGTAGCTTTTTAATTTGCTTGGATAGGAATTTAGGAGCATCAACTTGCCTACCGTAATCGGTGGAAGTAGCAAACCGAACGCCAGGGTCAATAGCAACAGCAACATCAGGCATTTTGACATTAGGAACCGGCCAATCATGGCGAATCGCTAACTGCAAATACCAACCAGTAGCCTTGCGGCAAATTCTGGCAGTGCAAATTTTTGAGTCCTTGGGGACTCTTTCTAACCCCTTTGTTCTGATATTACCCAGCAAAGGGAATCTGATTCTTGTGTTGCCAGATATTTTTGCCGTGCATTCTCCGTTGCTTAGGGATGTCAACGGAAATCGCTCGCCCTTGAACTTGGGACATTTGGCGTTAACCCGTTTTTTATCCTTGTAAGCTTTCCATGACTCTAGCAAATCATCTCCGATCCCACCCTTGAACCGAGTACAGAAATTATCTAGCTGGGTTGCTCGATAAATTACAGACCGTGGCGCACCGTCCACATTTTGCGGATGGCGAATTGAGCAGGCTGGGTAATGTTCGTTGTGACGACGGTTGTAAGCAGTAATTGCACAACAGGCACCAAACACAGCTTTTCCGTCAACTTTATTTGGAAACCACTGCCAAGCCTCGTTGCCCTCCATCGGGTCAAATCCTGCTTTTTTCCGCCAGTCCTGTTGGTCTTTCTCCAACAAAACCGCCAAGCCATTATTCCAAACCCTACGCCCCCGGTCTAACCAGTCCGTCAGCGTTCTAGCTTGAGACTGGTTTGGATAAAGCTTGAACTCCAAGGTCTTGATTGGTCGCTTGTCGCCTGATTCCTTGCGGGGCATGGCAGAGAGCCGGTAAAATGAACGTAAACACACAATAGCATACCGGCAATATGAACGGCAAGCCCAAACGAGAAAAAAGGGTAGAGATAAGGTTGAATGACGCTGAATACAAGGCACTCAGCGATTACGCTCAATCCAAGAACATGGCGATTGCCGAAGTGTTGCGGGATTTTGTAAAGAGGTTGATCAATGATTGAATCTGACATTCAAGAAATCAAGAAACTGGCGAAGGACATTACTACTCAGCTAGACCGCATAGAATCGTCCCTGGAAGCGACCAAGGACACAAAGACGACAAAACCTACCTGGAGCAAATTTAAACACCTCGCAAACAGCTACATCTTCCCAGCAGTCATCGGGCTGGGACTCGGAATAATCTTTGTTACCCTACTGTTCCAATAAGCACCAGCGGGAAAGTGGCATAATCAACCCGGCGTACCACCAAAGGTACGCTTTTTTAACGACTAGACTAAGTCAATACATCAACCCACTCAGTACCCATAGTCTCCTTAAAGCTAATAAATATAATATATTTATTATATTATTAGTAATATAACTATTATATTTATTATTAATATATTACTTTTTATTCTACTTCTCTCTTTTCTCTTTCCCGTACTCTTTTTTGTACGTTCGCATCTGTTATCTTTTCCTTGGGGCTTGTATCCCGCTCTCCGTCTACTTTTCAGCCATACTATGTTGGTAGTACGTTAGCAGTTTATATCTTCTGTATCCCTTACTGTGTCTACTTTTCAGCCTTTTACTGTGTTTTTTCACCCTTGGGGTAATTTTTTTCTGAAAGGGTACTTTTTAGGGTGTACTACGAGTTCGACGATACCGATATTTACACAAGAATACTATACTGTTTAATACAGTACCCGACATGGTACAACCCCCTCCGTTCAAAAAAATATATCAGGGGGTCGTTTTTTTGACGATTTTGCCTCAAAGCTTTACGGGGAAAGGGTTCCAGGTGCTACAAATCTGCTAACGTATTACCAACATACGCCTACAAGACATAGTAGAAATTGATACTTGAACTACTTTGGGTCTAAAAAACCCCGCAATCGCTTACGGGGTGGTTACTTTGATTATGTACCGGGCTTATTCTAGCCGAGATTACTCGTCTTCGTCGTCGTAGTTTTCGTCTTCCCCCGCTGGTGCTAATAGATTTTTTGGGGTCGAACCGGGAAGTACATCGGATTCAGTAACTTCAAACCCATGGTCGGTCAAGAACTTGACGTACCTGTTTGCTTTTCCGACTACTCCGTAGTCCTCCAGGATGGACTGTCCGGCTTTTAGGAGTTCGACTGCGTCTCGGTAGTCCCGGCTTTGTCTTGGTTGCAAGATAATCACCAGCGGATTGCCATTTTCGTCCAACTGCGTAATCTGCCTTTCCGTTGACGGCATGTTCATAATCTCCTCAGCCCTGTCGATACTGGCATCGATGATGTTGGCGATTCGACTCATCTGGATCGATTGCCTTCTTTCCATCTTTTCCAGGTCTTGTCCTCCCTTCCAGAGGTGATACGACTGGTGACGCTTCTTCCACTGGTACTTCTTCTCCCAGTGATACCAGTTGCCCAGTGTGTCAGCATCGACCCCCTTCACCAACATCAACTCCTCTTTACTTAAAGCATTAATACCTCCGTTCTTTTTTTGTTTTTTTTGCTTTTCAAGGTATTCATCGATTTCGTTGAAGTCCTGTTTGTGCAAGGCTTTGTACCTCTTGAATGCTCTTGTTGCTCCGCCAAGTCCGAACGGCAGATAGTACCTGGCAAACAGCAGGTAGTGTTCCCCAGATTCGTCCTCCTGCTTCTCCCATATCGGATCGGCTAACTCGATTTGCTCAGCCATAAGTAACTCCAAACTCTTCATACTCAGTCTAGTCAAGCTCAGTGCCGATTTTTTTAAAAAAAATTTTTTTGCATCTCCCTCCCGAGATTGGGTTTGAGGATAACCCACCCCCGCTCTCTGGCTGCGCCCTGCTTTAGCCACCGCCCCATAGCACCAGCCAGCTTTAAACACCCCTAGAAGCGACGATAAACCTGATTAGGCATAATCCGTCATCTGAACACCGGACAGCCCTTACAGGTCATTCTAGTGTCAATTGAGAGCGTACTAAGCAAGGTATTTATTCATCTACTAGCAGGATACACACTCTGTACTGTTATTAAAACTTTCTGAAATCGTACGATACAGAGTACACTGCCTACTATTGGATTTGATACGGTACAGGGTACACTGCCTAATATCTGTTCTGATACTATTGATGGTACAGTGCGATTTATGGTTTGTGGGAAGTCAACCCCCCCAACCCAGCCACGTCTAATACTCTAGGATTGACTAAGTTTAATTCTGGCTAGCTAGCTTTATATATAGGGGACAGTGGCAGGACGATCAAAAGTCTAGAAACTATACAGGAAAAGACTTGCAGAGCAGTTTAGAAAAAAGTTTATAGAAAGTGTTGACAAACTTAATTAAGCTTAGCTATGATTGTTTACATCAGGACGGGATAAGCCAACCGGCACCCGGTCTTGATGAGTACCTTGACAACTAAATATAGACAAGCTTGGGTTGCAGCCAAGGTTAGGAATGCTTCACGCAAACCTAATCTGTTTACCTACTATTTATTGAGGATAAAATCATGGCTAAACAAGCAACCAATCAAACTAACACTGTCGTTGACACTACCCCAAAGCCTACTGGCAAATTGGGGGGGCAAGGTGAGTTTTATCACTTCCCGTCACTCGGCGTTTATGCGCCACTAGTTAACGGGGATGCTGCTCAACCGCAGTTTGACGAGCAAACGTGGCAAGTTATCTCGGCGGCTCTGCCGTCGGTTGATATAGCTAAAGCCAGTGTGATTACTGCGCTTAAGAAAGCTGAAGTTAAGCAGGTCATCGGTCATTCTGTGACGTTCAAGCTTAATGCCATAACGGCAAGCTTGGAAGCGTCTGAAGACTTATCCGGCAGTTATACGGTCGGAGACTTCGTGGAATTGCTTGATCGTCTAGAAAATGATCAAGACGTTAATGATGCATTGTTAGCGGTAAAATCCGCTTATGTAATGGTCGAAGTTAAATCTCGCAAGCGTTCTAACAGTACCGGCACTATTGTCCGGCACGGCAATGGCAGTTCAACGTTTATTGCCGCCAGCCAGGATCAGCTTAAGACGCTAGCTGAGGGATCTAACCCCAAGCTAGATTTATGGCTATCACTGGCATCAGTCAATGGATTCAACCCCGATGACTGGGAGGACTACAATTTAGAGCTTCCCCCCAATGCCCATTTCACAAGCCGCAAGAATGCGGCTCATATCGACATAGTCGCTAAGAAAAGAGGCATCGCTACCCAGACTCTCGGCGGAGTCCAATTTGTAGACTACTCCAAAATGTATGACGGATTCGACATAGATCATCTTTACGTCTAATGTCATCCCCAAGGCTCCTAGCCTTGGCTGCGACCCAAGCAAAATTGTAAGCCCCTACACAAGGCTTTATGCCAAGGGTAGGGATACCTAACTAATACAATGCAAGCAAAGTTACCTGTTATGCGTAAAGGCAGTAACCTGATTTACTGCCCCAAGCCTGCAAGCTGTGTCCCCACTGCCGATATGTGGGCTAAGCACAATGCCTTAATAGCTAAACGGCGGCAGGCTGTCATAGCCTACCAAAGCCAGCACCAGCAAACCATGCCAGAGCCTGCCAAAGGCAATGGCTGGGGGCTGGGTCTGATCGCCATTTTAGGGTTACTGCTCCATGCCTAAGACATACAAAGAGGGCTGCAATTACTACGCTATCGCCTATGTAGGCGGGCATAGCTTCTATATTGGCCCATTCTCCAACCGTTCTACTGCCCGCCGTCGGGCAATAAAGGCGGCATCTGAATTAAACTGCCGCTAATCACTTTCCCCTGCTGGTATTATCCTAATGCCAGCGGGGCTGTAAACCATACAAAACTACACTGCAATGATTGATACAATTTTGTCTGAATCCCAAAAAATTTACGACTATGCCAAGCAAAAAACCCCTGCCGGGTTTGAGCGGCTATGGCACAATGACACGCTTACATATCCGTCAGGGACTGGTTACTACGATATTCCTACCAAATGGGTAAAGACCGCATTGAGTGCCTATGAGGAAGACGAAGAAGGGATGCTATACCGCAATTTTGAGCGGCTATAGTAACAACCCTGCCCCTAGCAACGCCATCTAGCTAGGGGCACTACCAAGATGGCAGTAACATAAACAATACAATACAAAAGGGAAACCAAAATGACACTGCAAGAATTCAAATCTCAAATATTAGCCATTTTCCCGAAAGAAAATTGGCATTTCAATGAGCCTCATTTAGAGGCAAAGTCGGAGTGGCTGAGTGCCACGGTGATCGGTGACCAGTGGATCTACAGCAATGCCGCCGGTGTTCATGGCACTGGCAATACATTAAGGGAAGCAATCTTAGACAGTGAGTTAAAACAACGCCAGTTTTTACTGACTGTCGGCTAACACAGCCCCATCTCCCACACCAAGCCCCCGCCTAGGGGGCTTTTTTTGTGCCTAAATTTAGTGCTAGGCACTATTCCCGGTAAATTAATTGTGCTGTCTCCCCAGTCTGCCCCTCCCATCTTTCTAGGCTGATAGAACAATAATCAGGAGACGATTCTAAGCCATACACAGTAAGCCCCAGAGCCTCCCCAGCCAGGATACTGATACCAGAGCCAAGGAAAGGGTCTAGGACGGTTCTAGGACTATCGTTAGTGCCAGCACCAGCGGGGAGGAAAAGGTTAAATCCCTCTATGGCTAGTGCCACAGGTTTTTGGGTAGGATGGCATCTTTTTTGACCATGTTCACTATCTTTAATCATGCCGTTCCAGGTGTGCTTAAACAGCCTAGCGGCATTAGGTTTATTAACCCACGCAAGCTCACAATCGGCATAGTCCCCAGTATTGTTTTTATCCCATACAAACCAGCAGGGGGAAGGGGGCAATACATTGGCATAGTGGTTGGCTCCCCACCATAGATGCACAGCCCTTGGGAATAATTCTAGGTAGAGCTTAGATGCCTTAACTGCCGTATCGGTAGTATCGTCGCCCATCACTGGAGCATATTTATTAACTGCACAGACGTTACTGCTCCCAAGGGTATTATCACTTTTGACGATATTGATGCCATAGGGGGGGTCAGCCCAGATAAAATCAATAACGGCATTTTTGGTTAGTGCTTTGATATTTTGCTCGGATAGGCTATCGCCACACATCAAGTAGTGCCTACCAAGTTGCCATATATCACCTACCTGTACTCTACCCGTAGCACCGCTTTCACCATCAAAGTCATCTAAGTCATCATCGGCATCCCCTTCATCATCATCGGCATCATATTCATCATCTTCATCTAAATCCATATCGCCGTCCCTTTGTGCCATCAACATATTGGCTATGGTATCCATATCAATATCAAAGGCAGTTATGGACTCTCCCTCTGATAGCAGTTCGTCTACTTGATTAAACAAGTCGCCGCTATTGAATAGGGACATCAAGGCATCATCACCCAGGGCTGCGGCGGTGGTAGCGTTATGGTCAATACTATATGCGACAGCTTTTGCCCTAGTCTCAGAACGGGCTACAGTGGCGGGAATCAGCCAGTCAATAACCTTGCCTGCCTTGTTTTTTACAACGTCGATGTTACCAGGCGGATTATTGGCATCTTGCTTAAACAGGGTTTTACAAACATTTAGTGTACGGTCGTGCCCCTCGACCAATGTCAATTTGATGCTGTCGTCAGCCAAGATGGCATCAACTTCCCACCGCTGGTATTCCTCTGGCAGAAATACCAGATCGACCTGAACAGGGTCACGGAAGTTATGAGCAAGTACACTGGCAGTTGTTTTACTGGTGCTGTGTTTTTTACTGTTGCCGTCCAATCCAATTAAGCGGCTTAATTTTATTTGTGCGTATGTAAGCATGATCATCCTAGAAGGTAATAGTCTATTGCTGCCAATACTCCATCAGTGATTGATGGGTGCTTACTAGCCAGCCATTTTTTATCTGAAGACGGCAAGACAACAGAAGTTTGCTTTGATTGCTTCTGGGGCATCTTGAGGTAATCCCTGTTAGGCAGCCTAATCTCTCCAGATTCCCTGTATTTTCCGACTATATCTCTTATTGCTCTGCCCAGATTCCTTTTGTTGCCGAAGCGTCGCACAAGGTAATGATGATATTGAAAAGGAATGGCAATACTAACTAGAGTGCCATCTGGCACCTTTACTTTTTTTTGGTGATTCTTGTTTCGACATTCACGGCATTGGGTACTACTTCCATCCAGTAGGGAAGCGGTTGTCACCTCACAGATATTGCCGCATTCACACATGCAGGAATGGAAGGAATACCGTCTTTTCCCCTCCTTGCTGGGAACGGCAACCTTACCTAGCACAGTCCAACGTCCAAACTGATCGCCTTGCTGAATTATCCTTTCAGGAGTTCTTGGCATAGACAAATAAAAACGACTGTTGACATTTTAACATCAACAGCCGTCTTGTGCTATACAGATTTATTTGTTTATGTCAGGTACAGTAATCCGTCATCCCCAACGTACAACAACTGCTCACCCATGCTGTGGGCGATGTCAGTTAGTTGGTCTCCTAGCGGTTGGGGATAGTCCCCATCCCAGAAGCCTGACCCGTGCCAATTTCTGGTTAGCCACAGGTCGTGCCCTATGGTTGCCAAGTCATATTCGTTTTCTTCTATGCCCAGGCTCAGCCCTTGTTTTTCGCACCGATCAGTAAACTCGATTACGTCGGTGCAAGCCTTACTGAACGCCTGTTCAGACAGTAAAGCATCTCCGACTATTTCTTCTTCTGTCCCGACTGCGGCCGAGATATAGCCGTCAATTATGTAACCAGTTTGCCCGTAAACGTTTGACATCTTTTAATCCTCAAATAATTTATTTACCTGCCCAGTCAAGCTTGTGATCGGGCAGGTAAGGTTAGCTGTCTATGCGGTCACAGGACAGGCTTTTTGGGTGCTGGTCTTGCGTGACTTCCACGCCAACCCATGGTCGTGGCACCAGATGTCGCCCGTCCGCCCATCACACATACGGCAATCAATACACTTGATGCCGTCGGTTTGAGCGGGACACTGAATGCCCGAGAACCCCACCGGGTGGTGGACATCGAGGGGCAGGTTAACGTAAACGTTCCAGCCCAATTGCTTAGCCTGGGCAACTTCACCCATGCTGGAGCAGGACGCTTGCAAGAATTTGTAGTCTTGAGCTACTTTGCGTCGCCATTGATGCGTGTAGCCAGTGTGTCCCTGGCTATGTTCAATGATGCGAGTCCACACTTCAACTGGTACTGCTACGGGGTCGCCATAAGAGCCAATGCGAACGTAACGGTAGCTAAACAACTGTGCCCACTCTTCAGGCTGAATGTCACGCACCCGACCACTGCTCCAGCTATTCCAAGAGCTATCAATGCCCCCTTGGGCAGTTGTGACATAGCACACTCCGCTCTCACGGGTTCCGCTGGTGGGGCGGAGGGGGCAGTTGCCGCAGATGGACAAGTCCATCCCATTGTTTTGAGCGGTGCTGGGGTTAACATCCTGACGCAGGATGTAGGTCTGCACCATGTTGCCTGTTTTTTGGTTTGTGCTGTAATTGAACCCGGTAGCCAATAGCATGATCGGCTCGTTATCTAACTGCGATAAACCTTTCCAGAGTACACGTGCGTTATGATTGACTTTAGCCATGATTAATTGCCTTGTATTGTATGGTTTGGGGTTGACTTGGGTAGAACCCTTACCAACCGATTGATACTATTATAACAGATTTAATTTTGTTTGTCAACAAATTAAATGCTGCTGTGTCCCTTACAGCCTACGGGTTATGCTGTAGGGGTACTTTATCGAGAACGGTAGAGTGCTTTAGTTAACCGACCCGACCCCGGCAGCCCCGTCGGGGATTTTTTCTTGGTCGCATTCATCGTCCCATTCGATCCAGCCGTCTTGGTCTACATAATCCCACCAGTCTCCCGGTGGGCAGTTGGTTGGCTCTTCGTACATAATTCCAGCACATTCAATCATTTTTGTATCCTCGTGTTTAAGGTTATTTGCCCCGCTGGTTTTTAAAAAAGCACCAGCGGGGAGGATGTAACTACCGCAAGCCGACGCTAACGGGGATGTGAACAGCACCGGTGCGTTCACGCTGAGCGTACGCAAAGCCAGAGATGCTTTCTAAAAATTTGGATTGACTGCGATTAACAGCGGAGGTGCTGTCGATAAGCCGCTCAACCACGGCATTGGACTCAGCACTACGCCCATAACGGTGGTTATAGTATTCGGTCACCAGATTATATAAACCCCAGGCAGTCTCACCGGTCAGATCGGAACCGATAAAGTTACCGGCATCCCACCGGTCGAGCATTTCGCCAACGATTTTGGGTTGGTCGTTGGCAGGACGGTTAACGTCGCCGAAGTGGTCAACGAGCAGACCCACAGCGGCTTTCTGGCTGATGCTGGTTTCGGTGAGAACTTTGATGTCCTCTTCCTGTTGCTGATGCTTTTCGAGAATCATTGCCATTGTATTCTCGATTTTTTGGTTGACATTGCTCGACGTGTGCCGAATGATACTGCCGTTACTCCGAACCTTGGTCGTTTGACCATTGGTGCAGGCCAGTCGCAATTTATTCAAGGCTACGTCGATGCCGCTACCGTAACGGTAGGGATAACGCAGAATCAAGCTGGTTTCGATAATGTCGCCAAGCAACCATTCACTGCGGGCTTTTGTTATTTTATCGAGGCTGGCTACTGCGTAGATGTCCAAGGATAGACGGCCATCCTGCCCAGCCTTGCCGACAATTCGCTGGGTTTTGCCGACTTTGTCGATCTCTAGACCGTAGGCATCAGCAAAGCCTTTAAATGTCTCCAGGATGCCTTTAAAGCTGTTTTGCTCTTGGTCGTGCCATCCGTCAGGAATGATGTCGATAAACATGCCGTCCTCTGGGCGATAAAGCACCTTTTGGACATCCAAGACATTTTCAAAAACTCCACCATACCGAATGGAGCTTACGGCAGGACTCCAGTCAAGCCCAAGTGCCTCCAGGGACTCATCAATGCCATCAAATTTAACAGCAGTGCCACGGAAAAAGTCAGACATGATTTAAACCTCAATCGTTGATTACATAATCATATTAAAACGATTAAGTTTGTTTGTCAAGGTAAGTCTGTATTGTTTCAGTATGATTTTCTATCTATATTATTGGCGATATTTTGACTGGTTTATTTTTGGCAATTGCACTTGGTCTGTCGATCCAATCGTCGGATGAACCCGGCACCTTCTCTTGGATTAGTGCCATATTTATAAACTTGTCCATGTTGTAATTGTTGGACTTGCAATGCAAGTAAACAATCTCGTAGATTGGCTCAAAAAAATAAACGGTGCCAGCTTTTGCAATATCCATGTGCCAGTCTCGTCTCACTGGAATCTTGGAGTCTACTGCCCGGTAGACAAGCCTGTTCAGTCGATGGGTGCTGTAGTTGTTGAGTGACACCGCCTTGCATTTTTGCAGTTTGTACTCGATCATCTTCGGTCGGCAAGTCTTTTTGCGTGGTGCTTTGCCCTTGATGTGGTCGATGTAAACTTGCGACTTACTGATGGATCGGTGAACATTCTGCTCTCCGCCATAGTTGAAGATGATGGCTATAATGGCATAGCTATAGCCTGTGCAGAGGTAGTAATCAAGCAGGTAGGGGCTATTGTCTATCTGGAGCAGTTTAGCTTCCTTCGCTGTTCTAACGTGTAACTTAAATCCGGCAGGGATAGCTTTCTCCCGTATCCACATGCAAAGCTCAAAATAATCCCAGCCAAATAACTGCGCTACCTCTAGTAAGCTGACCGGCCTCGCCCTAACCCGATGATACTCCTGCTCAATCCTGGTCATTGGCACGTTGTTAAAAGATGGAATATCCATAAAAAATAGCATCTACAGTATTAATTTAACTGTAGATGCTATTTTGCCTGTTGGCAATTAAAACTGGATTCGCCTGTACCCGACCTCGTCTGGGTACTTCTCTAGCATCTCCTTTTCGATTTTGCGCTGGCACTCTCGAACCATCTCTTTTGCGATGCCGTCGTAGCCGGTATATTCCGGCGGAGCCTGACGTTTGTAATCTTGTCCTACACCAAAGCATGTGTAGTAGCTATACACAGACTCATGGCGAGTGCTGTATTTTTCGTATCGAGGAACTATCTGGTTTATCGCTCCCCCAAATAACATGGCACAGCTAAATGCCATAGCCAGGTAATGCACGATCTGATCTTTTGCCATTGGAATTGTATAGGTAGGGATCTCGCCCCTTTAGCTTGGTGCCGCTCGGTAAGTACTCAAGCCTACCCAAAAACACATCCCCCGTCCATCGCATAGACTCCAGCCTTACCTGGATAGAAATACCAGCGGAAAGGGTAACAGGGCACCAAGGGGCAACTTTGTACAGCCCTGCACCAAGAACCGACTTTACAACCCAGTGTCTAGGTGCCACGGATAATTTGGGTCTGCGTTTTTTAATCACGGTAACCTCACTAAACAGACAAAAATAAACTACCAGATTTATTTTTGTTTGTCAATGTGGGTTTATATGTACTTGGTAGGGGTAGATTATATTATTATTAATAATATAAATAGTATTATTAATAATATATCTAAAGATATTGTTTTTACGTTATCTCTCTTTTTTCTATGTTGTCATGTGTTATCTTTCCCGACATCCCTCTATCCCTTGCACGGCAACGGTTCCGGGTGTATTATGTTGGTAGTATGTTAGCAGTTACCAGCCCCCTGTGTCCCTTACTACGACTATCTTCTGGCGTTTTCTCTCCTTTTTCCTCCACTACCCCATATTTCCCTAAATACCTATACTTATTAATGTTCTAGATACATTGATACGGTCTATCTCTTGGGATGAAAAATATATTAGGGGAGCGTCAAAAAAAAGCGATGGTACAGTCAAAACCCTTTCCCGCTGGTATTTGTACCCGCTAACAAACTGCTAACAGTATTACCACAGACCCCTGATTTTTGCTAACATACTACCAACATAGTACAGCCACCAAGTATCGGGTTGATTGACAACTAGAAATAAATTAACTAGAATTTAGGTGGTGAGTGCAACCTTGCCGTCAATGCCCTCAATTTTGATTACTAATGGGTCGGACTGCCGGCCTTTTTTTGTATGATTCTAGATAAACTGGAATGTTGACAAATAAAAATAAATCTGTTACTATTGGTTTAGTCAAATTTGAGGACAGCTTTTATGGAGTTGGAAGGAGTAAACATAGTCGCATCCAGTTCGTCTGGGGTGTCTATTAAGACAATGGACGACCTCAGCAGGGTCGCCAAGATACTAACGGCATCTACCTATTTTTCTGATACGACCAGTACCGCACAAGCCGGTGTAAAAGTTCTAGCTGGGCTAGAGATGGGTTTTCCTCCCATTGCGGCCATGACTGGCATTCACATCGTCAAAGGGAAAGTTCAGATTGGTGCAATCCTGCTTGCTGCCGCCATCCGGCAGAGTCCACGGTATAAATACACTTTCGCTAAGGATGAAAGCGGAAAACAGCGATTCAATAACAACGAGTGCGTATTAGTCTTCTGGGAAAAAGAGGATGGTCAATGGCAGGAAATTGGCGAAAGTTCTTTCACCATTGAAGACGCACGGGCCGCAGGGACTCAAAACCTCCAGAAATTTGCTCGGAATATGCTGTTTTCTCGGGCTATTAGCAACGGAGTTCGGTGGTATTGCCCTGACATCTTCCTCGGTGTCGCACCCTATACGGAGGGTGAGATTGAGGAAGTTGAACAACAAGGCATTCCTATGATTCCTGCTGAAGATTTGGGTCTTGTTGTTGACGTACAGGAGCAAACCAATGAAACGAGTGAATCTACCGAAGGTGCCGATTTTTAAGCCGAAGTATCCGCCCCTGCGGTTAAAAAAATGGCAAGTTCGCACCATTGACAGGACTGCCGAAACAAAAATCTTCTTAATTCCGATTATTTCGGTAGAAGACAGATTTTGATTGCAATAACGGGCAGGCAAGCTTGTCTGCCTACTACCAAACCTAAAACGATGAAAAGATTACTGTCGGCTATCACAATCCTTTTGACCCTTTCCCCCGCTGGTGCTGCTTTTGCTCAAAGCGCAACCTACTACCACAGCAGTCTAGCCGGTCGCAAGATGGCTAATGGTCGTCCTTATAACCCCTATGCCATGACAGCGGCTTCCAACCATTACCGGCTCGGAAGCCGGGTAAGGGTAACTAATCGGCGTACCGGAAAGTCCGTGGTGGTCACCATAACTGACCGCTGTGGGAACTGCTCAATCGACCTGTCTAAAGCGGCTTTTCGTCGCATCGCTCCTCTAAAGCAGGGTCGGGTATCTGTCAAAATTACCAAACTATGATTTATCAGCACAAAGTCGAATGGGGTAATCCTTTCACCGAGCCACCGAATAACTTACCCAAGGTACTGGTCGCATTAGATTCTGATCAGCACCGTCCTCCAGAATGGTTTCAGCGAAAGCGAGAAGCCATCATTGATCGACTTCGACTGCGTGGCATCTATTCCTATTGCATGACATTTGATTGGATTGATGACAAGCCTAAGAAGAGGTGGTCTGAGGAAGCTAAAAAACGCAATAGATTGCGCCGATTAAAGTCACGGTTGAGCAAAAAATACTCAATTCCTGAGCTACTAGAATCGGCAATCCAAGAACAAATTGACAAAAAACCAGAATATTACCAATGAGGCTTTAATTATGGCATCTGGAATTTACTGGCGTACTGCCACTGGACAACAAATTGACGTAGACGACATGACCGAAAGCCATGTCCGAAACACCCTAAAGTTTCTTATCCGCAAGGGGCGTATTGCTCCTTTCAAGCAGGAAAAAAACGACAAATGGAGTCATCTTTATTCCGATCACCTGGAGGAAATAGACCAACTAAAAGATTGCTGGGATGATTACACATAAGCACCAATTAGAAGAATTCGACTCTTTTTATGCTTCTTATTACGAGGTAGAGGAAGTAGACGAATTCTAGCCACCTCCCCCCGCTGGTGCCCCTTGGCATCAGCATTCCGTTAACAATACACCAACAATTACCATGACTTACTTTCCTTCTGATCTAGCATTGGCCCGAGCCGATAACAACACCATTCTCGCCGCTCAGATTGAACTAGGGGCAACGGAAGCTTGTAAAAAGGCTTCCGAGATCCGTGGGTATGACGGCAGTGTTTATGACAAAGAAATTCAAGAAATCGTCGAGTTTATTAAGGAGTACGAGAAAAATGCGGTTTGAGTTTGAGGTATTTGTGACTAAGTCCGAAACCTATGTCATCGATGCCGACAATCTATTAGAGGCGGATGACAAATTGGCGGAAGAGGTGCTTGCATCCAATCACGATTTTGTTGATTGGGATTACGTTCTTGTGGAGCCAGAAAAGCAATGAGAAAAAAAAGAGAGCGGGGCTACGTTCTCGATAACAAAATCAAAATAGCGAAAACAGTCATCCGTTGCCGCAAGTTGGCTGGATTGGATGAAAAGGGATTGGCTGAAGCATCTGGATTAAGCATATCCTACGTCCGAAATCTGGAAGGCAAGTGCCTAGTTCAGCCAAGCCTGAACACCTTATTGGAGATAGCGGAAGCACTTAACTTGTGCTTGTGGCAGTTCTTTTGGATGATAGATAATTGTCACACAAAAGCCCAGACCGAAGAAGCTTACCAACATTTTCAGTCAATGCTCAAAAAACAAATCCAGGAGATACCAAGTGATTTTAGTCGATCATCAAATTGATAGCCTTTGCCTTGGCATTGTGCCAGATGACCTGCGATATTTCTACTTCAATATGTTCAACATCCCTTTGCCTTGCAAGATTAGTCCATTGGTCGAACCTTATGACGCTGAACTGGTAAATCCTGCCAGCTTAGATATTCGGATTGGGGAGACCGCAAGGTGGAAAGTCAGTGACGGAATAATATGCGTTGACTTGAGGGAATACGTCGAAGCGGAACCCCGCTGGCTAAATCCGGGGGATCTGTATTTAATTGCCAGCATGGAAACTATCAATCTACCAAGTTTTTTAACGGCTCAATTCAAGCTGAAAAGCTCAAGGGCACGGGAATATTACGGTCATCAATTTGCGGGTTTTTGTGATCCGGGTTGGCATGGTTCCAAGTTGACCATGGAATTAGTAAACGACAGTCCCGACCTACTGCCGATTTATCCAGGATTGAAAATGGGACAGTTGATTTTTTCCTTGGCTCTTGGAAGACCCAGTCGTTCCTATGCCGTGACAGGACGGTACAACGGCGATCAAACGGTTATGGAGAGTAAAGGCTAATGAGAAAAAATATTGACGATTGGTGCAGCAAACTGCGTTATCGAATCCGTCTGTTTAACTTTGGGCATTCGGTTTTCTTTAAGTCTATTGCCGCATGGATTATCCATTTGCAATGCGACAATCTTGATGACCTCCACGACTTCTGGCTATCACTAGATCACGGGCCGGGATGCGTAAATTATCAAGTATTTGCCGTTTTCTCGAAAGTGGTCTGCTTTAATACCAAGCAAACTATTAGTACGCTTCCATCTATGCAAGATGTACCAAAAGACCAGATGGGAATTATGGATGCCTTGCTGATGATGGTCAGCCAATACCTTGCCTGTGACATTGACGGGGAACGGGTGCTTGATCATGTCTTTATGTCTGCCGGGGAATTTACCCTCGACTTATTAGAGAACATGGGCTACGTCAAACCATGGGAGAAAAATCCTAATTATTACGTTTTCACGGAGAAAGCCAATGACTGAGCAAAGCATTAACTACAACCTTCCTGAACCTACCCCTATTTCCAATAACTCTCCGAGCATCCATGACTTGGTAGTCGCCGATTTATCTGAACGAAAGCAGTTTGGCTTGCAGAAATACGGCACTTTATTGCAAGCCAATAATGGACGCACTGGCTTGGTTGATGCCTACCAGGAAATATTAGACCTGTCAGTTTATTTACGGCAGTGTTTAGAGGAATCTAAGCCTGTTGACACCGCCGATCCTTTTACTGAATTAGTAGAACTAAAGCGGCAAGAACGGGATCTGGCAGACAAAATCAAGCTGGCTCAGGAAAAGGCTATTGATGCCGCCATGGAGCTAGGTAAAGTAGGTCAAATTGCAGTAGTCAATGGCGCAAAAGTTGCCTTTAAGTTGGTGACAGTTAAGCCCAAGTCGCCAATGATTACAGCACTACATGAAGACATTACGGAAATGAAGATGGACTTAGAGGTTCTTCATGCCAAACGTTTAGCAGAGCTTCGAGCAGAAATAGATTCTTTATTGACCAGTGAGGTCATTGAAGAGCTAGAAGAAAAACTGCAAGAAGAAACAGAAAAATTGGTTGGTGAGAAAAAGCCTCAGATTGCAGTTACTCTACCAAAGTAGCCTTTATCCTTTCCCACTCCCGCTGGTGTACCTCGTCGCCAATCCACTGGTTATAAACACTGGTATGCACAGCGTGGGAGTGCCGCATTTGCTTAGCCGCAAGCCTACTATCAAGTCCTAATGTGATAACCCTTCGTGCCCAACAGTGTCTCAGACTGTACGCATTGAAGGGTATTTTGTTGCGACCAAAGAATTTACTTACCTTTTGTCCATACTCGATATGAGATCGACCCTCTCGGATATTTGGCAGTTGAATGTTACCCAGGTCAAACAAGTCAAACCAGTGCGGATAATAAGGCCAGACTTTACCATCGACTGACTTGCCCTCTTTGACGTAACAAATACCAGCGGCGGCAAGGTAGTCATGATCAACGAAAAAGACTTCATGGTTCCTAAGTCCAAAACTAGCCAGCATCCCATACACCCACCGCCAACCGGGGTTAGATATGGCTAGTCCAATCTCCAAGATGGTCTGGTCGTCCGGTAGCGTTCTCTCCCTCTTGTTGCCAGCATACTTACCACGAATATCAGATAGGTCTAATGTGATTCCAGCGTGTTTAGCCAACGCTCCGATCACCGTGCAATACTTTTTTCTGGTTCTACTATTAGGCTCTGTCGTTTCCAGGATATGTGACCGTAATGCGACTGGGTCGAGTGTCAAGTCAGATGGCAGTCGTCGGATGACAGCATGGTAGTCTTTCTCCCATGTGCCTTCTCGTTTATTGTCGTTTCCGTAAATATCCAGCCAGTATGATCGAAAACTGGCACAAATCGATAATAAGTCACTGGATGCTTGCTTAACTTCTATCCAGTCAGACCACTGGAATGTACCCAGCGTAAGGTCACTGCCTAGCTTGATTGCCAGTTTATATGCTTGATTGAATCCATCCCTTGAAGCCCGCAGTCCTAGCGACACCCTCTGCTGGTGCTTATCCTTTCGCCTAGCGTTTGGCTTTGGCGGCATAGTCGCAACAAGATACAGTCGGTCGCCTATTTGAGCAATGGACACACCGATCCGTGCGGCTTTAAGCCGACTATTTAATTCTTCCAGCATTTTTCTTGCTTAAAATTTGCTTAAATAATTTCGTCCAACTGCCCTGGGGTAAGGCAGACGGTCGAAAAATCTTCTATTTTTAAAGGCGGCACCCAGACTCGAACTGGGGGTAAAGATTTTGCAGACCTCTGCTGTTGTCCGTAAAACCACCAGCGGGAAAAGGGTTGTCGCCAATCTTGCTTAAAATTTGCTTAGACATCAACAACGTTTAATGCCTTAAACGCCTGAGTAATCTTCTCTGCCTTCTGGATTTGCTCGTCAATTGACTCAACCCCGGACTCTACCAGAGACAAACCTATCCGCAGCACCTCCTTAGGCGAAAAATTGTTTACGATTGCATATTCGGCTTCCTTGATCGAAGCTGCTACGTCCTCGGCAATCCGCTTGTATGATTTAGACACTTCCTGGATGTCGATGATGTCGTCGTTTTCTAAGTAGAAATCCAGTTCGTCCAAAGTGACTCCACACATCTTTGCAATCCCCTTCATGTTCTGATACTCGGGGATACTGCTTTTTCTTGGGTTTGCCAGTGATTGCACAAATCCATAAGTGACCTGATTGCCAGCAATCTTGCTGAAGTATTCAGCAAACTGCTCCTGGGTCATGCCTAACTCAGTCATCTTGTCCGATACAAGCTTGGATAATTTAGCCCTGTTCATTCTATCTACCTCTCGATTGTAAATACCACATATATTATTAATAACATTGACAAAGAGAAATGACAAGGCACTTCAATCCGTTGACAGTGCCTATTGTTTCCAAAAGTAAAAAATAGGAGTAGCATCCTAACCATAGAGATACGTCTTTTTATGTCTCCATTACGCTCAAGACACCAGAATGTGGGTGTTGACAATTAGAAATAATAGTGGTATCATGGATATGTTGAATAGGTTAAGAAATGGAGAGGTTAAACAACGACCAATACTTTACCGATAGAAGGCTGGTTGACTCCCTAGGGAATCATCTCGACATTATCGGGGACTGTCCCGATTACGTCAGGGTGCTAGAGCCGTGTTGTGGGAATGGATTGATGTCAGATGCCTTGATTGACATGGGCTGCGAAGTCCTTTCTGCTGACATCGACGAAAACCTAGATTATCCAGACTGCTATCTGGATGCCACGGTTCCCTATAATCTACCCAGGGGTTGGGATCGTCCAGACTGGGTGATTACCAATCCACCTTACAGTCAGCCTACATGCCAAAAGATAATCGAAAATGCCTACGACCGATGCCAGATAGGGATAGCGATGCTTCTTCGCTTAAGTTATCTCGAACCGTGTAGGGGTAGGGCTGAATTCCTTAATTCGGCTTGGTTATCTCATTTAATTATTTTCAATCCCCGTCCCCGATTCCGTCTTGATACCAAGGGATCCGACAATTGCACAGTTGCCTGGTTTGTTTGGCGAAAGGGAAAAGGGCACGGAACTCAAGTAATAAACTGCACTAATTGGAACAATGAACGAAATCTTAGACCATATCCAGTCGGAGCGACTGGAGTTACTCAAAGAGCAGTCAGTCATGCTGTCTGAGCTTCGGGATATTAATGACCAGATCACGGAATACGAGGAGTCCGGCACGGTTCACCTCAGCCCCGTCAAGGATCCGTCTTGGATTATCCGGGTTCGGGACGCAAGGAATCATCACTTGCGGAAACTACGGGATATTAGCATCGAGTTGGATCGGCTAAAGTTTCGACAGAAGCAGCTAACTCGGGCTGTCGATACCAGCCTAGCGGCGGTATTTTTTAAGGTCGCCAAAGACCAGCTTCCAGAAGACTTGTTCAATCGGCTTCTTGAATGCGCTGTCCAAACCAAGTAATTTTTTTATTTACCAACACAACCAAAACTGTATGCAAGTCAACAACTTCTCTTTGATCGGACGACTGGGACAAGACCCCGAAATTAAGTATTTCGAGTCCGGTGTTTGCCTAGCATCCTTCTCCGTCGCTGTCACTCGTAGCAAAGATGTCTCCGACTGGTTCGACTGCGTAGCCTGGGAAAAATCCGCTGAGATTATCGGCAAGTATGTTACGAAAGGTCGGGAGGTCGGTCTTTCTGGCACGATTTATCACGATGTCTGGACTGATAAGAGCAACGGAGAGGTGCGCTCAAAGCCCATGTTCCGGGTCGATCGTGTCACCCTTATCGGCAGCAAAAAGGACGAAGGATCTTCGCAGCCGGCCGCCCAGGTCGAATACGACCTTTCCGATTTTTAGTCAACACAACACCAACAAAAAAAATGAACAACGTTACCATTTCCTGCAAATTGACCGAGCATATCAAAACAGAAACCGTTGACGGCAAACCTCTGACAAAGCGTATTGCCGACTACGAATACTACGATGGCAAGCTAAAAGGCATGGCTAAAGCCAATTTCACTATTCTTGGATGGGGGAAAATGGCTGATACTCTAGCTAAGGCTCCGGCAAAAGAAGTTGTCTGTGAAGGACAGATGCAGATTCTGGTTAAAGATCGTCCAGGGAATCTGCCCGGTAAAGACCGTCGGCTAGAGGTATCCCTTTCCAGATTGCATCTTTCGTAGTTGATCGCAAATTAAGCTAAAGACAGGGATCCCCCTGTCTTTTTTTGTCCCCTCTCCCCTCTTCAGTCATGAATACAGAATTGATTGCGGCATTATCAGTCTTGCATAAGTACCTACCGGAAGCGTGGCTGATCCCATGCGACAATAAAAAAAGACCGGCGGGAAACCACCTTGGAGCAAACGAGCGTCATATAACTCCAGATGCGCTCAGAAAAGCCCTAAAGTCCGAAAGCCTTGAACTTCCCTGCTGGTATGACTACACAACTAAGGACAAGAAAATTGTTAAGGATGTGTCTGAGCATGTGTCAGGGTATAAACTACTAACCGGGAAGGTGTTCACTTATCGGTGCCAGCAGGTGGTACTTGTGGCCGTTGATCTAGACGGTGAATCGGCAGATGATGAGTTGAAAAAAATCCTAAATGGAGAGGATTTGCCGAGAACAGTTTCTTGGTCATCCGGGAAGCCTGGTCGGAGGACTCACCTCTTCTATCTTCCCGAACAGAAGTCAAAAAATATTCAAAGCAAATTCTCCGTTGGAAAACTAGAGATAATCGCAGGATGGCCGGGGGTCGTAGTTCCGCCATCAGCCCACCCGGAAACTGGTAAGTATGTCTTTCTGGATGGTTGCAGTTTTGAGGACGTGGCAATTGGCGAGCTACCGAGCAGTATTTTCTCTAAACTTGCGACTGTTCCACGATTCAAATCCCTTGACGAAATCCCCATCCCGACAGAATCAAGTGTTCCGTTAATTGAATGCTGTAGCCGAGAGGTACGAGGTCTCGTCTCCACTGGAGTGCCCGAAGGTTCTGGGCACAATGACGCAGCCCTCCGTGTTGCACTAGAATTGGTCGGAGTTGAGCGTTATCTACAGCAGATTGGACAACCCTACGACTCAAATGCCGACGATCTTTTCCGTGATTTTTTAGTAGCTTCCTCTGTTAACGAAAACCGACGATCCCTTGAGCGACTGGAATGGGCGCACAAGAAAAATTACATAGAACCGAGTTGCAAGCCCGAAGGGGTAAACAATTGCATCAGGGGATGGTATTGGACAAACGTCCTCAGGCAACCTGGAGCAATACTCAAGCAGGGAAACCTAAATCTAATAACACCACAGATGAGAGAGGACATTTGGAGTGAGTTGACTAACATCCACAGCGGCAATATGCAGGCAAAGGATGTGGAGATTAAACTTACTTCTATATGCGAAAGGTATAACCTGGACATCAAACAAGTTGATCGATTATACAGAAAAGTAGAAAATGAAATAAACGCAAAGACAGAAGACGAATTAGCGAAAGAAGATTTTTTTCAATACATAAAAATCAAGTCCACCAAGCTTGATATATCTAAAATACTTCCACCATCTTTGGCTGATGACCTAAAGCTAAATGCTAAGTCAAAATATCATCCCGTCAGGTGTTTAGCATACATTTGGCCGGCTGTTGCCACACTAACAGGAGCAAAGGTGAAAGTCTGGGCTAACAAGCCATCGGGCTGGTCAAGTGATCTCGTCTTTTACTGCGTTGATATTGGACGCAAAGGGTCAGGAAAAACACCAGCGGGGAAGGACACTCTGCATTACATATTTGAGCGGGATCGTCAGTCCCGTGCAGACTGGGAGCGAGAGGAGTCACACCTTGCTCAAATGAGAGCCAGGTGGGATGCGATGACTTCTCACGAAAAAAGCGCAGCCGCTGAAAACGCTGAACTTAATCCTGCACTCTACGAACAACAAATGACCCCGGAGAGGAAATACAAGTTTGACTCTCCTACGGTGCCAGCGGTCGTAAAATACCTCGGACTACAGCCTAAGTGGCATAGCGGAATACTGTATAACGATGAACTGGCTAGTCTATTCGCAGGTTTTAATCAGTTCACAAAGGGAGGGAATGATCGACAGTTCTGGCTTGAATTTTTCAATGGACGTTCATGGAAGGTTCTCGAACGGGTAACGGATACGCCAGGGACTTGCCGACGACTGAATGGACAATTAATGCAAGTCGTCGGTGGGATGCAGTTAGATGCGTTCAAGAAATATCTTGCACTCTCCACCAGCCAGGATGGCTTAACAGATCGTTTTTTGATTAGTGATCCGCCGGAGATAGCTCCTCCTACCGAATTACCGAAATCAGGGACTGGCAGTTCAGCAATCCTGGAAAAAATCTATCGCCTAATTGAGCGGATCGAATTACGACTGGACGACAATGGCGATCCTTTGCCAACAATGATTGACTGGGAACCAGATGCGGCTGGCTACTGGGAGCAATGCTACCTCGGACTCAATGACCTATCCTACCGATTACGGAAAGAGAACTGCGACTTTGCGGGATATTGCTCGAAGCTAATAACCTATTTCCCCCGCCTCGCTGGTGCCCTTTCTCTAATCTGGCAGGCTTCTGAGCTTGGAGAAGAAGATTTTTTGATTCCGTCCAATATACCACTGCATATTGCAGAAAAGACATGGGATCTAATTAAATACTACGCTTGTCAATACCTGGCTATTCAACACAGCGGAGATGAAGCCAGGGAGCCGATCCTGTCAGAAATCTGGGACATTGTGGAAGCAGAAGGGTCAATAACGCCACGCACTGTAGTCCACCGGTTTGGTCGTCGCAAAATAAACGACAAAAAGATGGACACTAAAACCGCAATTAAATTACTGCATCAACTTGAAGAATCTGGCTTTGGGGCTATAGAGATGTCCAGGACATCGATCAAGCTGATATTCAAAGCACCAGCGGAAGAGTTGTTCAAAGAAAATCTGTTTAAGCTCAAGCCAGCATCAAAGACTCCAGGCATTGCCGATATAGTAAGACTTAATGGGGCTAGCAATATACCCGATGGCTTACTCGGAGTCATTGGAATCGTCAACGGAGATGGCACGTATGTGGTCGCTACCGAACTCGGCGATCTTGTCGTTAATTCTACTCAATTCAGCATACAGTCTTAATCGTAAACAGACAGAAGTTTTCGTATGACAAAACACCAGATTACTATTCCCGGTTTAGACCGGGAATTTTGTTCAATTTGCGGAAAATGGGTCTGTAGGGACTCCGAAATTCAGCGGTTGAACAAACTATTAGAGAAGGAGTCTAACAAGACTCAGAGACGATCCCAGAAGCGTGTGGACGACCTACGACTAGAGATCCAACGGGAGGTCTCCCTACAGAAAAACTGTCAACCCAATAAGATTGACAGACAGAAATAAATGTGGTAAACTTATCTTAAATCAAATCACCAAGAGGGCATAAATGGAGATAGTGACGACGGAAGATTGGTGTACGAATATGTTGCAAAAACTGTCGCTCTCGGCGGTCTGCGACTCGGAAGTGTATAAATTCCCCCCGGAGGTTGGCATCTGTTTATTGAGCATTTGTTTGGATGCAATTGTTAACGACATGCCAGAGAATTTCTTTGAGTTCAATGTTCGATCTGTTCTCGATTATTTTTGCGAGAATGATCGACAAAGAAAGGACTTCTACAGCCTTTTCCTAGGAATTATCGATTCATGTCGGTTGTTCATTCAGTACGTCAAGAATACCGACGCAGAAGACTGGCTGAGGCAGCATAGCTTCCTGAAAGCCTGGATGTCCATGAATCAAAAGATCCAACTGATCTAGGAGAATTGCCGTGACAACCGCAATAGTAACAAAACCCGGAATACCGAGTTTACTTAATAAAAAGCTGGATTCGATAGAGTTGCGACCAGCACAAAAGCAATTCAAAAAGCAGATTTACGATCAGATCCGGGATGGACATCGGCGGATTCTTGCCGTAGCTCCCTGCGGGTTTGGCAAAACAGTCATCAGCGCAAGTCTGGTTTATGACATGACAATTCGGCGAGACTACAAAGTTCTATTCTTGGTTCATGCCAAGTGTCTTGTAGAGCAAACATTGGAAGCATTTGCCAGTTATGGTATCTGGGCTGGGGCGATTGCGGGCGGAATGGCTGAACATCGAACCAAGTCGGTTCAAGTTGCGATGATTCAAACCCTGCGTGGTCGTCGTGACGTAAGTTGGTTTAAGCCCGATTTTGTGATTGCAGACGAGTGCCACGAAACGCTTTGGGATAACTGGTCATTATCCCAGTTCCCTCGACTAAAGGATGGACTGGAGATTCACTCAGTTCATGCCCTCGACCAAGAGTTACGTGTTTTGGGTGTCGATGTTGACAAGCTTGCGCTAGAGGGGGGTGGTCGCTATCCGAGCTTCGAGGAAGTTCGTTCCATTCACCGGGAAGCCTCCAAACGGTATCACCCGGATCTGACCGGCGGAGACTCAACCATGCAAAAGCAAATCAATGCAGCATGGGATGTCATCAGGCAGCACAAAGACCTATTTGAGAGTGATAGGCCAGACAAGACCCCTCTCCTGATTGGACTAACTGCAACTCCCTGGAGGCTGTCTAAGCGACAGTCCATGGGCGACATATTTCCAGTTCAGGTACTGGGGCCAACACCGGCAGAACAAATTGAAGCTGGCAATCTAGTGCCATTTGTTTATTGGCGGATTACCGGTGCGAGTACAAAGCAAATTCGTATTACAGCAGGAGATTTTAATGAAGCGGATCTTGGTCAAGCGTTTGCTGTCCCTGAAGTTGTTCAATGTGCGGTTGACAATTACCTCAGTAAGGCTAAGGGTCGTCGCTTTGCGTGTTTTCCGACAACGGTTCGACATGCTCAGTTGTTGGTTCATGCTTTTGACCAAGCCGGAGTAAAATGCGCATTGATAACTGGCGAAACATCCAATAAACGAAGGCAGCAAATCTACCAAGAGGTACGAGACAATCACCTCGCTGGTATTGTTTCCGTCGGGTGCATTGGAATTGGTTTTAATTTACCAGAAATCAGTTGTGTTATCGACTGCTGTCCAACCCTTTCCAGAAACCGCTACGTCCAAGCCGCTGGTCGTGGACAACGACTTGCTCCGTGGATCGGCAAAGAAGACTGCATTTATCTTGATCAAGCTGGGAATGTAGAACGACATGGCATGATCGAAAGCCTCACCTATGGAAGCCTACAGGAATCAGACGATTCTCCCGTTGGGGTAGCTCCAGTCAAGGAATGCCCGGAATGTGGACATATTCTACTTGCTACACAGATGGAATGTGTAGTGTGTGGATACGAATTTCCTCCACCTAAAAAAGAGATGTCTGTCGGAGACATGGTGCTACTGGTTCGTAGCGATGAACTAGACCTTTTTCACGCTTTTCAGGGAAAACTAAGAGAAGCATACCAGCGGAGAAAAAAACCCCTTTGGGCGGCCGCAGAAGTTGCCAGAGTCCACAAGAGTCATCCTAGGGTATCCAGTCGAGAAAAAAAAGGCTGGTATCCGAAAAAAGAATGGTACTATCACGCAATCTTTCCAAACCCTGTCAAGGCAGACACACAAGCTTATATGCAATATTTGATAGAAGCAACCGCCAACGATCTTGAACCCAAAAAGCAATGGTGGTACGACGGCTTCATGAACAAGGAATTCGGAGACGATTGGCGTAATTTGCCCGAAGGTGAACCATCAATTGCGCCTAAACAGCAAAGCCCACTACTACCAAAATACGAGTTTTAAGATGTCATTAACTTTTACCGAATCTCTTCCAATCCAGACATCAGTTTCCTTTCCGGGCAACAGGATTTTAATCGATGCCCTGGGAAGGGAGCAGAGAGTAGTTCCCCATCAATCTCCAGTTAGAGAGTATGTGATTGAAAAACAGACCCTAACACCCGTGGAAGCCAACTCAATTCAACAAGTCTTTGAATCGACAAAAGGGGGTCGTTATTACTTCTTCTACACAGACAAGAGTGACTATATCGCCACCCACGCAGAAAGACACGTTGGCGGCACAGCCTACACCCAGGGGTTGGTCGTCTACAGCAATGGCTTCCATATCCTAACAAAACGCTACTCATGGGCGGGAGGACATCATTTCCGCATTATCGGAGCCGCAAGAAATATCACTATCTACGATTACACCAACAACAATGCCATAATGGGCAACTGGGGCTATCAATACCACACTGGACTTGTCACCGGACTACCCGGAGAACACTGGTATCTAGCCGACTTTGAATTCGATGTTCCAGTTCGGTTCGCAGAAGATACTGTTGATTTGATCGTTAAAACCAAGCAGGTCTACCCTCTTTACTCAAGCCAGATAAAGTTAATTGAACAGAAATTGTCGTGGCCGACCGTATTTAATGACACGTTCCAGGATTACTACGGGCAAGAGCTTTTAGTTGATATGCTGTTTAATTCAACTATCACGAGAAAGTTTAACACTGTCGTCTTGGATCTATCGAGTGGTTTTACGAAAACAGATAGCTATCAGCCAACCGCTATCAGTGAAGTTACTTTAGGCGAAAGGCAGGCGTTATCATCCGACAATTTAGAGTACCTTTTGTGCCTTTGGTTGAATGTCAAGGGAAGCGGGGCATTCTGGCTATTTCGAGATGTATCGACCATCAACAATCCAAATGGAAGCCCGGAGTGGGCAGCATTCCGGGATAATGCACTTTCTTACACTTTGAAGTCGCCAGTCCCTAAACAGTATGCTGTATCTAGTTTAACGGCCAGGGTATTCTACGAAGGAATACACATTTCAGACAAGTACGGGTGGAATGGGTCTGTTTTGACCTTGGCTGACTGTGTCTTTTTTCAGGTATAAACAACATGTTTGCAACAACGTCCCATGATAGACCAATTGTAATCAACGGCTACTTTTGCAATCCCGGCGAGGCCGTTGAACTAAAAGCTATAGAAAGAAACTCCTCCCTTGATCCGAACAATGTCGAACTGTCTGGCTCACAAAGCCTAATTAATCAAAACACCATATTAACGCACCGACTTGCTTACAAGGACATCTATACGCTAAAAGGCATAAACTGGAGGAATCCTCCGTCGAATATGGACGATCACCCTATCCAGTGGAGGCAATATGGAACATCTGGAGAGACCTCCATTCGTGGCACAATTGGGTGGACGATTCAAGAGCAGTCAATGTCGGAAAGACGTTTGGCGCAAACCCCGAATAAGCTGACATCTCCAGTTTGTCGTCACTCCTTCTGTGACTCAGGTTGCCAACTAAACCTGGCTGACCATACCTTCGATCCGTTGATTATCACTGAAGTATTCAGTCAAGTATCCTTCCGGGTCAATTACGCACCGCCTGATTATAGTTATGGTTATGTGGTATTTATTGGCGAACCAAATGCAAATGCTAGTTTTCCTATTACGTCTGGAACTGGCGGCATAATCGTTCTAGGAGACATGCCGGAGTGGAAGCTGGAGGTCGGACATACCCTAAGAGCGTACCGTGGTTGTTCCAAAACAATTGGTTACTGTCGTTCTGTTTACAATAACAGCATCAATTTTGGCGGAATCCCGCCAGAGGGAGACTGGATTCCTGGCAACAACAAATACCAAGCACCAGCGGTGCAAAGGTAACTAAACTAACGCTTTCTCGGCACTGATTTTGCGTTGCCGTTCGATCTGCTTAGCTGACAATCCAATGTCATTCGGGTCTTTGACTTGGATTGTTGTTTTGTTGTTGATAAACACGTTGCTTCCCCCGCTGGTATTTGTATTTGCCCAATTGACGTTTTTGCTATTATCCACAAAGCCACCGCCAGCAAAATTCTTGATTTTAACGTCTTGGCTCTTGATGCTTTGCCATGACTTGTACTGAAGATATTGAGTTGCTTCATTGGCAGGAATAACGTATTCGTCTTTGTTAAGGACAGCGAGAATAGGTTCTCGACCAGATTGCATCCGCTCTTTTTGCATGGCCTCCTGGACAGAGCCACCTTTTGCGAATCCAAATAATCCTAATGCGGCCCGTCCAATATCGCCAATCCAGTTGTTGGGGATGAAGCTTTTAGCTATCCCACCAGCTATGCCCATTAATCCAGCACCAATTCCACTCAAGGGGTTACTGTCAGCGGCTTTCGAGGCTACACCTCCTACGTGCGACTTTTGATTCCCGGACTGTGTTCCAGTTGCCGCAAGGGTTGATTTATTTCCTCCAAACAGATCAAAGATGGAGCCTGTTTTGCTAGTAACAGAACCCGATGAAGGGACGTAGCTAACATGGGTTTTTCCTTCTGTCGTACTGCTTACTATGGTTCCTCCACCGCTAACCCCGCTCTCTCCGAAATTGGTCACAATTTCGTCCAGCATTTCAGTTGCCATGTACAAGCTGTCGGTAAAGTCGCCAATCACTTTATCGGTAGCGATCTTGCCCTCCAGCATTGGTTCCATTAGTTTTTCGCCAAACGCCTTGAAAAAGTCACTGTCGATAGTAGAAGATGCCGCTTCCGCCTGTTCGCCTAGTTCCGACAAGGATTGACTTGCACTTTCGGAAGCCAATCTAAACACATTACTTAAGATACTCGATTCTTGATTACCACCAAATACAGAGGACTGATCAAAAGACCAATTTTGGTTCAGCGTTTTACCGTTAAACACCGCACCACTGCCAGTCAATTGTTTTTGGAAAGACTCTTGGATTTTCTGGATAGAAGATTGGGTGACTCTTTCAAACCTATTGTCTGAACTGTATTCGCTGGTAGCAGGGGCTACCTCAATAACCCGTTGAATATCATCCCAGGCAGGAGAATCAATCAGTACCTGCATTACGCCACTTGATTGCATCAGTTGGCTTTCTGTCGCAGGAGACTGAAGCATATTTTGAAAGACAGAAGGAGTCTGCGTAGACTGTTGAACTTGCTTAATTGCCTCCATCATCCGTGTGACAACGACCTCTTTCTTCTCGCCCAGGTCATAGGTCGGAACCACCTGCATAGCTGACTGACTATTGTCCCACGGGGTTAACTGAACGGTAGAGGACTCAGTGGTAAGCAATTGCAGTAGTTTGCTTTCGGCAGTTCTATCTTGTACAAGTTGAGACTGAGTGATTCGGCTTTGTTCCTTCTCTACCGTCATGCTGGTAGACTGAGTAGGCACCAGCGGGGTGGATTGTGCAGACTTTCTGGCTGTATCTTCTAATAATCGCTGGAATATGATCTCTTTTCCAGGACGACTAGACTCGATGTCACTCTCGACTGGGGCTACTTGAATCGCCGACTGAACATCATCCCAAGAAAAGCGATTCAGTCCATCCATCATCTCTGAATATTTTTGGATCAACTGGCTTTCCGGGGTGCGATCTTGAAGCAATCCGCTTTCCTCTTGTTCTACCAAGATGGTTTCCAGTGCCTCAAGCACCTGTCTCGTTTCCGAAGACATTATGCTCTCACGTTTGGAGTCAACCACCCGTTGAGCTTCTTCCCACATCATGCGTTCAACGGATGAGCTAACCGCAGAATATTTCTCAAGTAGTCTGCTTTCCGGTGCCTGCGCTACTGGGTTGTTGAGATAGATGCTTCCTGCTGATGCTTGAATGGATTCCTGGGCAACGGGGAAGTTTAGCTTGTTGGGAGAACTGGCGACATTTGGACTACTGGCGTTCGACTGCTGAGCATTAAACAGGAAGCTAAACAGCGCATTTTCTTTATTGACAGATCCAGACTCCGACTGATCCTGTTGTCGATTTCGCCCGTTACCCTGTGACGGCGGAGGTATATCCTCGTACCATTGCTTGCCTTCCGTCGGTTGCTCTGCTGGCAACACGGGATCTGGTACCGTTGGGGTTGCTACGGGAGTAGTCTCGGACGGAGTTGCGCTTTGATCTTGCTTGATTATTAATACGTTTGGAGGCTGAGACTGGTTAACCGCCCGAGCGTCCGGTACTTCCTCTGCTGGTGCTACCTGAACGGCACCCTGTACATCGTCCAAGGAAGGCTGTTCTAGTTTTATCTCCGAAACGTTCTTTTCGATCTGCTGGCTTTCTGGAGTGCGCTCTTGGATTACGGTTGCTGGTTGCTCATCTGGTTCGACCTCAACTACCGGTTCGATGTCATCCAGTCCAAACGCATTGTTTTTCAATGACTCCCCAAACACCATTTCACTGAATAGCTCAACTCGTTCATTGTTGGCTTCCTGATTGAAGCTGTTTGAGGTGCTACCAAATTGACTTCGTAGTTCCCTAGTAGCTTGTTCGCTCAGTCCTCCAACTTGATTCCCGATTCCACTATTGATATTGACTACCCCAGCGGCGACCTCCATCGAACCAACCTGAGATGGTAGCATTCCCTGGCTAGTCTGGATTGGCTGATACTGAGGGCCGTCAAGCCCGAGGATAGGAGCAATAGCTTGAGCAATGAAATTCTGAAGCGGCTTTATTGTCAGTTGCTCCAAGATTACCCCTAGCACCATATTGCCAAGCTTCTTGAACGCATCTCCAATACTGGTGGTATTGAGGATTACGTCTCGTAACTCAGAACTGAATGCCGCTAAAAACGGAGTCGCCTCGACAAAAGCCCGTTTGATGTTGAGCTTGTTGGCTTCTTCCTGCATTCTCCGAAGCTCGTCTGCCTTGTCGGTAGGAACCGCACTCTCCCGAAGGGACTCTTCCAGTGCTTTTGTAGCCTCATCCGCATCCATCCTTGCCTTGATTATTGGAGCCGGGTTAATTAATACTCCAAAGCCAAGACTGTTCGTCGGACTTACGTCGTAGCGTGTTTGGTAATAGGATGCAGACTTCTCCGCAAACAGCTTTTGGGCGGCTAGTACCTTGGACTGTCTTTCTAGCTCAATAGTGCTAGCCTTGGTGCTATTTCTCTCCGCATCTTGAGCATTTGCTATTCCAGCAAGAGAGCTTCTGTATTTTTCTGTTACCCCAGTAACAGTCTTAATCAGTTCAATTCTTTCCCTGATTGCTTCTTTCTGCTCTGTCGTCAGATCCTCTTTCTGTAACTCTTCTTCCGCCAACCGAAGTCCTTCGGAAAGCTGCGCTAATTGTCTTCCGAGATCCTGGTCTTGATTAAACGCAGACATCAGCAGGTCATCGAATGTTTTTTCCACCTGCATTCCGACCAAGTTTATCGACTCCATCGCCGTCCGGTAACCTTTGGCATCAGCGGTCATCTCGGTGTATTTCAGCGAAGCATTGTGTACTTCTTGGTACAGCCTATTGTTCTGATCAGCCAAGTCATAGGTGACTCTGGATAGCTCGTTCAGCGTCTTCTTGTATTCAAGACTGGAGCTTGCGAATATCGACTCCCGTTTTGCTTCGAGTGCCTGCTTCTGGGTCTCGAACACCTGATGCGCTGTTCCTTCTATTCTCCTTGGGTCTTTAATCTGTATAGGGGCTGGATCCGTAACAAAGCCAGAAATACTATCTGGAGAGATTGCTTCCCTTGGCTTAATGTAATTTTCCTTGACTAACTCAGAGGTACTTGTGATGGGATTAATCCCGTTAATCAGCAAGTCCTGGGTGATTGGTGCCCTGTATCCAGCCTGGTTAACGTAATCAGGGATATATCCCTCGGTGGCGGTTGCTTTTTGGGGTTGCGATTGCTGCGCCGGTTTGGATACAGAGGGAGGTGCCTGGGCTACGGTAGCCGACGACTGTTGGACTGGCTGGGACGACTGTTGGACTGGCTGAGACGACTGTTGGGCTGGTTGGGGGATGACAGCACCAGGAACCTGGAATCCACGTTCGGCGGCAAATTTATTAAATTCTTGCTGAATATTATCAATGCTGCTATTAGCATACTCGTTGTTAGCCAACCTGTTCCCTATATCGACCGTTAGCCCGGTAATACCACGACTCGTAAATGAGTCACGATCATTCTCAACAAACAACCAGGCTAGCTCACGAATATTTTTTACCTTCGCTATCTCTTCATCTGCTGTTTTGTTATTTAGGGCATTGCCAAGTCTGGTCACGTTATCAAACAGCCATCTAGTTCCCATTTGAGCAGTATGTCCAAGCTTTATACTCTCTGGGATGCCAAAGTTCAAGCTCATCGGTACGCCATTTTGTTGCTCATAAACTCGACGGTTTATAGCTGGCATGTCTTTATTGATGCTGAATTTGTCCCGACCGAAAATATGATCCTTGATCTGGGTATGCTCACCTCTCCAAACACTGTCTTCTCTTCCGAGTTCCTTCCTGCGGAAGTTTGTTGAGTTGACAGCAATTTCATTTATGCCGAGTTGCTTCGCTAATTCGAGTTGACCTCCGTAGAGGATTTTCACTGCGTAGTCAAAGGCTTTCGCTGAATCCTCTAGGACTTTAGGACTGTATTGATTATAAAAACGTCCGTCCTTCAGCGGCGAAAACTCGTATCCGCCTTTAGCATTCCGGGCAAACAATACGGAGTTGAGGGTTTTGTCTTTTGCTCCCCACCCACCAGTTCCCGTTGGGGCATTGCCGCTAAGCATTAAGCCGAGCCGATTTAACATGGCTATTGCTACAGCCACCTTACCAGCCATAGGCTCACCGCCAGATTCGGCAGCAATCATTTGCACCGCATTCTTGAGGCTTTCTGGCGTAAACGCCTGTTGTGCCGTAACAGCGAACCCTTGAGAAGCAGGTTGCTGATACGACTGGGGTTGCTGATACGACTCTCTCGCTGGTGCTACCTCAAAACTTGGAACGTAGTTTGCTGGATCTACGTCACGACCAAGCCCAGAGCCAAGATTGGACAATGGGCGACCCCACCGATCAAGCCCCTGACGAACGTACATATCTTGCAGTTCTCTTGAGGGAAGCGGAGGATCGCCGGGTATGCCGGTCGAAGTTGAGCTTCTGATGTCATTAATACCAGCGGGGGAAGGTTGGGATACAGCAGTCGGTGGAGTAAATGATCCACCGTAGCGTTCTGCAAATTCTGACAGCGATTCTCTCCTGTATCCACCCTGGGGTGTCGTGTTGGTCGGAACCCTGGTATTTAAACCTTGTGATTCAATCTCATCTTTTGTGTAATATCCCTGCAATCCACTGCCGTTGTAAACGGGATATTTTTGCTGTACTTGCGAGGATTCTGGTAATGCGGGGAGGGATTCAATAACCTGTTCCAGGTATTCCATCTGGGTCGGTTCTGGATAAACCCGAGCGGGAGCTACAGGGGAAGTCTGGCCCTGTACAGGATAGGATGCTCTTTCCGCTGGTGTTGGATTATAGGGATCAACCGCAGAGTAATTTGGTCGCTGTTGTTGGACTGGCTGATTGGTTTGTTGTACATATTCAGAACCAATCATTTCAGGCTGCCTTCCACCAGGAAGGTGCCCATTCGTTATCCAATATTGTCTTGCTGCCGTATTTTCTTTTCCACCAGGCAATATTAGATATTCTCTGGTAATCGGACTGGATTGATTTCCCTGGAACTGTTCGTTCCCAGAATAAATTCGTCCCTGGGTAGACTGCTGAAACTGGGTTTGAATATCTGCCGCTGGATTGACTTGAGGTGGTGCGTAAATCTGCTGGATATATTGGTCAGCGGATTCTGGTATCGAGCGACCGGTATTAATCTTTACGTCCTGGATTCTTCGACCAAGATCATCCAACGCCTTATCCAGGTTGATGATTATGTCGGTATATTTTTCGTTTAACCGAATAATGCTGCGGCTTCTTTCGATCTCGGCTTCTTTTTGTTTCTCCAGTTCGTTTCTGATGTTCCGTAGGGTCGTGATGTATTCTTGCTGGATGTTCCGTTGTTGTACATCTAGTTGCCGTGTCTCACTCTCGTTTGAATCCAAAGACTCAAACAGATTAGACAAAATAGTGTTAACCCGTCTACCAATATTGTTGTCAAATGGAGATAGTTCTTCTATCTGCGTTTTATATTTTATTTGCTTGATTTTATCCTGGGCAGATACAAGATCGTTTTGGGCTTCCGCTAACTTCACTTCCATCGTTTCGTTCAAGTCATACCAAGATTCCTCCAGATCCCTGGTCTGCTTAATCATCCCAACTACACTGTCAGCAATTTCCCAAGCAGCATCCCTGATTTGACGACGAGCATCTATTCCAGCATCAACAATTGCTCGGTTGAGATCCGTTACTTCTCTTGATGTTTGACGATGGGTGTCCTCAATAGACCTTTGACTGTTAACCAAGTCAGCTTCCGCTTCTGCCACGGCTTTTCTGGCTTCTGCTATAGCTGTAGCGGCATCGGCCGGATCCAGAACATTATCTTTACTGTTTTGTATTGCTTGTTTAAGCTGAGCTTTTGCATCCTCTATTCGGTTTTCGGCGACTTGTTGTGCCCTAGCGACATCCCCAACGTTACCCTGGGTATATTGCCGTGCAATTTCTGCTGCTGTATTTGCAGAAGCAATTTGGGTATTTGCCTGTCTTATTCTTATTACTCTTTCTCTTTCATACTTAAGCTGTTCTAGTTTTGCTTCCAGATTAGCTTTTTCTGCTTCTGACAGTTGTCGAGAAGCCTCTGACTGCCGCTTGACCAGCAGCAAAATATTCTTAAGGTTTTGTTCTACAGTTTCATCATTTAACGCCTGATCGATAACGCTGGGATCTATCTCTTTTGCCATTTGAGACAGGGACATTCCCTCTTTTCTGAACCGATCAAAATAGCTTAGGTTCATCGCCTCTTTGGCAAACTCGGGGTTGTAGGTCTCTACGTCCCTAATCCGCTTCTCGTTATCACCTATTAAGACCTGAGCCGTCTTAAATTGGATGTCGGTTGTTGCGACATTGTTTCTAAGCTGAGTCCGTTGTAAATCAACAGGATTTAGCGCACCAGAGATACCCTCTTTTAAAGCATTGATGTCTGCCTGGATTGCGTAATTCTGGTTACTCCATCTCGTATTTGCGATTATCTGATCCGCTTGCTTGATTTGTTCAGACAGGGTGAACAGTCCCTGAGTAGCACCAGATGTGGCAGCAGCAAAGTCGTTGACGACATACTCCATCCTACTGATCGCAATGTTTGCCGACTCTATTAGCTGTTCTCTTTCTGGATTTGCTGTATCAGACTCCAGGAACTCAAGCCACTCTTTCAGTGCCTCTATTGTTTTCTGTGCGGCAGCAGCATTTGTGGCAAACTGCCCCTGCATTAATTCCGCTCTTTCGGTTGATTTCTTCGCCAGTTGCGACGACAGCGATGGGATAAGGGATCTATCGTTTGATAACTGCGCTCTTTGTAGAGCAACATTCAGTCCTGCTATCTCTACATCTATTATTCTTTTCTCTTTTGCATACTGTTCGTAGCCTGGCCCTTCCATTCCTTTGCGGAACAGGTTGTACTCTTGATTTGCTGCGTTTAATATCCGTTTGCCCTGCTCTCGGTTGGTTAACTGCTCCGTTCTTTCAAATGGGCCAATGCGATTACCTTTTTCGTCGAGAACTTCGCCCAATCCGCCCATGTTGCGATTGGGATCAAATTTCAGAAGCTGGCGGGTTGTTTCGACGGCTCCATACCCAGGAATAAACTTAAGCCCAGCGTTTAATCCTGCCCGTTGAAGAGGGGTTAGGTTATTGTCGTATTCTCCAAATACCCACTGCCGTCTCCAGTCGCCTTCTGGCACATCCGACTCCGGCTTCTCTTTGTTTCTTTCCGCCTGCAATTCTTTCAGTTTCTTAAGAGTTTTCTCGGACTGATCAGCCACCTTTTTAAGCTCAGTGTTCATTGCACTCCAGCCCTTGGTGACTAGGTATATTGCTGCTGAAACAGCAATCAGTGGGGCTGATTTTGCTAGCAGATTAAGCGCACCAGACATGACACCGAGTCCAACGGCAAACTTATTACTTGCCACGTTTGCTATCATCAACCTGGAACTAGCTTGACCGAGTGAACCATTCCAAAGATTCAATAGGAAATTGTTGGTAATAAATTCCAGTCCCATCATCTTCAGGGCAACAGACCCAAGCCTTGTATTCACTATTAGGGCATACAAAGCACCAAGGAATCCGACTCCAATCACCCCCGCACCAAGGACGGCGGCATTTGCAACAAGGTCTATGTTGTTAGCTAACGGTGTCAAAACCGCATTTGCGGCTTGGATAGCTTGAGTGTTCAGGAGTGCGCCCCCAACACCAGCCTGGATAGTTTGGGTTTTATTCTGTAACTCTGCGTAAGCTTTTAGTGGGCTTGCCTCATAGTTTGCTAATGGAATAGTTGACTCAACTTCAAGTTGTGTTGCCAATAACAATAAGTCCTGCTCTGGCATTAACGCTTCTTGTCGCATCCGACGAGTCAACTGCTGTGGTGTCAAGCCTTTTGCTCTAGCAAGCGCACCGGTAGCTTGGGGCATTACTTCAGCCAATTGTTGGCGAAGTTCTTCCGCCATGATCTGTCCCTTGCCAATCATTTGCTCAACAGCCAGAAAAGCACGACCCTGTTCTTCTGGGGTAGCACCTTGAGCGACCAGCGCACGGGTAAAGCCCTCAAAAATAGGCTGAACCTGTCCCTCTACATTCGTGTTTGCTGCTGCAATAGACAGCTTGGAGTAGTTCTCAGCACTGGTTAAGAAATTGGCTCCAATCTCATTTGAAAGATTTTTGATATTCTGCAACTCGGATATAGCACCACCACTGCTATAGGAAAGTGCGACTTTAAACCTTTCTACATCAAGGGCTGCGGCAACGCTCGTTCTCGCAAACTGAGCAATAACTTCTTCAAATTGCTGATACCCAATCAATGCGAACAGCCCAACCCCCAGTCCCTTGAACGTTTCAACAACTTTGGCGATGCCGGGGTCGGCATCACTTAGCGCACCAATTACATTTACTAGTCCCCTGACACCTTCTCCTGCCGTTTCGGCTCCATACTCTACTCCATCCAACGCAGCATTAATCGTATTCCAGAAATCTTCAGCTACGTTAGTGCCCGAGCCTCGGATAGCATCTCTAATCCTCTGCATTTGGCGACGCACCCATGCCTTGGGGTCTAGCCCGACACCTGTTTCGGCTACAGCATCTACTCCAGTAGACACACCTCTCCCGCTGGTACTCAATGGCTCCGTGGGCGCACTCGTATCTAGGGAACTAGGTGGTGTCGTCCGAAATTCAGTAGTTGCACTGGTATCAAGAGAACTACCAGCTACTGCATTACCGGCTGTCCAACCAGTAGGGGGCGGAGGGAGCGGAGAAACACCCAAACCACCTACTTCAGTAGTTGCACTGGTATCAAAAGAACTACCAGCTACGGGATTAGTCCAACTTGGTTCTGGCTCTGGTATTTCGGTATCGTCAATAGAATCCTCAATTCTGTTCGCAAGAAAAATTAGTGCCCTTCTGACAGGAGCGATAAAGCGATTTACTATTGCCCTAAAATCAAAAGCCGAACCAACGGCAGATTGAATTTCGCTAGAAGGAGGATCATCGTTGATGGGTAGCATACTGTCGTCAGCTTCCACATAACGTCCAGCTAGATTAGAAAGAACATTACTCCTTTGCTGTCTTCGCAGTTGACTGGTGCCTGCATCCAGGTTTGCCGCTGGCTGATCAGAGGACATCCTATCGGAATAAAGAGCATACAACGCATCGCCCATGTGGACTTTCGCTTCTCCCGATGTCGCCTGCATGGATGTCATAAGTGCCCGCAGTTCTGAGATAAAAGTTTCAGCGTCTGGAAACAGAAGATCCATGTTCGGAAGAATTTCTGCCATTCGACCTGCGTATTCTTGCTGCTGGGTAACAAACGCCTGATAATGCTCTGGTGATTCACCGGCGTATCTGCCACGAATGTTTTGAGTATCAGCAATCATCGACTGTATTTCTGACTGTAAGTCTGACTCAAGCGTACCTAATAGGTCTTGAACACTTAATCCCTGCTGTAGACCCTCGACAATGTATCGACCTATTCGCATGAAGACCCGAGATGGCGATTTTTCCTCCAGTACGCTCTCGGCAGTGGTTATTACGCCTTTAGCTACTTTTGTTATTGCGGCAGTGCTTTCACCTTTTGAGTTTTCAATACCTTTCCCAAGACCCTCCCCAACGAACCGACCACTAACATAGGCTTCATCTTGCAACCTCTGTAGTACGTCGTGAAATAGTGGGTTTTTACTTTTACCTGTGATCACAGGAATTAATTCAACCGGAATTCGAGCCAGCAGCTTGGTCTTCTCAAGCATCCCCATGCTCGACATTTGATGTTTAACAACGGCCGCCACAGCCATTCTGTAATTCTGCTGATAGTTCTTGTATTCTTCGGAGGAGATTCCCGCTTTTTCCGTAAAACCAGGATTCACGGCTTTTTCAATTGCCATGTCACCCAGCAGTGAACCCGGCGCAAACATTGCACCATCTTTATGGAGCGAACCTTTTACTCCAACATTTCGCTCGTATTCTTCACGAAGCTGTGACAATGTGTCCTTGTCAGATAGACTCAGTCCTGGAGTAACACCACCAAGCCAACCCAGAACTTCGTCAATAGGCTTTTCTGATAGAGATGCAACTTGGTCAACAATAGTCTCAGGAGAAGAACTGGAAAGAAAACGTGACAGATAAATATCTGCTGCCCTCTGCTCAATAGATCGAAGTTTTTCCTTTTTCTCTTCCGACTCTATTTCTTTAGCCTGTTGCTCTATCGATTCTTGGACAACGCCAGCTACTCGCCGACCATGTTTTCCCCAGCCCGCAATATCTTCGTCTATCCGTCGTGCGCTAGCTTCGATATACTCGAAACTCTCTCTTGCCGCAAGTAAGGACTCGTCAGGTTTATAATCCGGTCGAACTTTCGCATACTGTTGAATTACTGGGAGTATTTTTTCTCTCAGTTCAGCAGGAACCACCGGGGTTGTTTCCCGTGTGCCCAAATAAACATCTTCCAGTTCTCGATGGAATGGAGTAAAGCTATTAACGTAATCAATATCTCGATGTAAAAGACCGGCTTTATCTCCTAGAGACCCGAGGGAGTGGAGACGCATGGCTCCAACATCACCTCCAGCATCAATAGAATATCCCAGTACCCAGTCTCGACTCAATGCAATCAGATCATCGACATGCCCACTGATCTCACTTTTTATTTCTTTTAGAATCTTGGCGAATTCTGGGCTAATGGAAACCCTGGAGTCTTGCTGTAAATAGGATTCAACTGCATCTCTAATCCTCAATGCAAAAACCAGTTGTATCGCCTCTCCGTGTCGTTCAATTTCAGCAGGATCCGGCGCAATCTCCAAGACCGCTTTTTTGATAGCACCAGCGAGAGGGGAAGGTTGGGTTCCCATGGTTAAACGAGAGTCATATTCTCGTTTATCGGCATAATATTTTGTCAAAGATCCAACAATGTCTTTTTTGCGCTTAGCACCCTGTCTTCCGGTAGATTCCCGAACATAACCAACATAGCTTTCCGTCCTTGACTTCTGTTCCTGACGAAGTCTGGATTCTGCATCCTCTACTTGTTGGGTATAGTGATCTAGCGTTTCCCTGTAAGCCCTGATTCTGCGATAGTAATCAGAGATCAATTTTTTTATCGATTCATTTCTATACTTTTCCTCTCTTTCGATGCTCGATCTAAGATCAGACTCGGCTTCCTCCAGTTGTTTTCTGTACTTAGGGTCACGTTCGTTAAACAGTTCCAGCATACCTGGATTATCTTTATATTCGATTCTCTTTTGATCGTTTTTCTCCAATCTTGCCCTAGCCGCATTGACGGCATATTCATCCATCTCGATGATTGTATTTGTGGTTCCATTCAATTCATTCAATTTCTTTACGATGTCTGGGTACTCTGGAGGTCTGTTTAAATCTAGATACATCTGGCGAGACTCTTTTGCAGACTTTACCCACCCAGCCATGAAAAAATTGGGATCAAACGACTCATCCCGCATAGCTCGAAGATAGCCAACCTGTGGATCGTCCTCGTTCATTGCAACAGGGTTTGGAATTGAGGGGTAGCGAGGTTTTTCCCAGCTTGGTAAAGTGTTAATCTCCAAGTCGGCGACCAATCCAGTCAGCGTGGCTCGGAAGACAAGAGCCGCATTTTCCGCAAGCTTGACGTATTCCTTGATAAGTTTTGGGCCGGATGATTTAACACCATCTATCCCCCCCTGGATATTGTCTTCTGCAATTTTGAAGAATACCCAAGACGGAGATTTGATTTTAAAAACCTTCTTGGTTATATCAATAACACCTTTAGCCAGTTTTTCCTGTTCAGCTTTTGGCTGGCTTGCATATTTGCGAATTCCATCTCTTAATCCAGCGGGAATTTCAATCCCCATGTCTTGCATTTTTTTAACAAGAAACCTCAAAGTAGAACCATCTATGTTTCCAATGTCGCCCTCCATCGACTTGATGGTTCTCTTGAAGGTTTTTAGTGCTTCACCGGCAACAGCGGCTAGTTGGGCGTAACCTTGCTTGGTTCCACTTTTCTTGGGATCTAAATTGCCAACTACTGGCATCTGATCTGGGCGACTGGCCCAATACGATGCCGCCATGCTAGTCTGCTCATACGCCCCTAGTGAATAAGCTATTGCCTTTTTATAGGAAGGTGGCTTTTGCGTTAACGCTGATTTAGCTTCCCTGTAGTTGGCTTGCTGTGCCCGATTGAACGACATGAGCCGTTCTGGATCTGCCAGCCCCTCAAGTAAGGGGTTTATTGCGCCAAGATCCCTTGGTAGTTTGACGGGAACAGTGTTTCTAACGGCAATACTTCCTTGGATGCCAATTCTTTCCTGGGAATCCTCTTCCTCCGCTGGTATTTGTTGAATGATTGCTTCAGTTCCAACGTGTTCAACAGCCTGTCCAGCGACATTTGCGGCGAGATTGCCACCAACAATAACCCCTCCAGCCGCAGCACCGGCACCAAGCAACTGTCCAGCGACATCAGATCCAACCTTGTTTAAAGCCTGGAGGGTCGCTTCGATAGTCCCTTGGCTTCCCTTCCCCGCTTCCTTGATCAGGTTCAAAAAGCTACGCAGAAGCTCCAGTTGCTTCTCTCCAATTGCATTGGTTATTTGCGATCCGAATCCGGTTGCATCTGTTTTAATTGCAGAATCAGCAATGTCATAAATCCCCTGAAGTAAGTCAGCCGCATCTTGATTCATGTTATTCATCAAGACTTCAATCCCTTGCTGCCCAGCGGTTTGAAGAATATGCTCAAAAACCGCTTGTACCCCAAGTACATAGTCGTCCAGCATTCCAGCTTCCGCCATACCACCAGCAAGCAATGCAGGAGGAATCACGGCCTTTGTTAAATTCGCAACAGCCTCAAGCCGTGGCATTTTGGACAAGAACGCCTTCTCTGACTCTTGCAACTGCTTATAGAATCTGGATACGCTATCAAAAGTATTCCAGATAGCCATCTGGGCACCTTTTCGCACTGCCGCATCATCCGGCAATTTAAACAAAGCACCAGCGGGGGAGGGTGGGGCAGGCCTGCCGCCACCGGATACAACGAGTTCTCCGTCAATGTCGATCCCATTTCCTTTTGTCGGTGTTTCGACCCAAGGATCTGAAGGAGTTGGGTATTTGTTGTTTAGTAGTTGCCGGATTTTTACCAGTTCTTCATATATTTTTTGAACTACCCCCCCCTCCTTTGCTCCGCTGGTATTGCTATTCGCAACAACCGTTGCATTCGGGATCGTTTTAGTCGATGTCGGAATATCAACAACTGGACTGACCGGGCGAACCGGGAAGGTAACCCCGCTTAGATTGGGGATCGTGCTGTAAACAAGACTGGGGGTATCGGTTCCGATTTGTACGGGTTTAGCTTTCTGGACTGGAGATAACAATGTTGGATCAATCTGTCTTCGCTTTGGTATAGCCATTGGTTTCATATATCCAGCGACAAGAGCAGTTACCGCTTCCAGTGGGTTTAGGATTCCGTAATAGTCCCTATCAATAACAGACCTTTGAACTGCTGTGGTAAAGTCGCCTATTCTTTGCTGTGGAGACAGCATCGTCTGTCCTGGTTGAACAACAGTTGCGTTGCCGAGGTCAATTGCCCGTGCGCCCCCCTGAGCAAAAAACACATTTCCCGAAGCTAGATCGTTGTGAACGACACCCATCTGCTGTAAGGCAGCACCGAGTTGACCGGCTTGCTTATAAAGTATTCCGGCGGCTTTATTGAATCGTTTCTTATTTCGATCTATTTGCTTGGTTAGCTGATCGATTCGCTCTCTATACTTTTTAATCGCAGAAACATCTTCCGATGACTCCATTGCGGATGTTAACTCATCTCGCTTCTTCTGAAGTTCTTTAATTGGTTTCGCAATCCTGTCCAAAATGTCTTTCAATGGACGACCATGGATCCTTTCTGTTACCAGTGCCTGTCCGGGCTTGGCGGCATACAGAAGTGGAGACAGTCTTCCCTGTAGTCTCTTGTAGGCTTTCACTTCCTGCTCCGATGCGATCTTGCCCAATCCACCTGGATCCAGGTCTGTTTTATAGGTTAAGTCTTTGCCGAGAAGAGTTATAGCACCAGACATACCAGCCCCAATAGCTTGGATCTGGTCAATCGAGGGCAGGATGTCTGGGATAGCTTTCTGTAATTGATTGAAAGCCAAGATAGCTGACTGCTTTTTCTCAAATGGAGCAGGAAGCCCTAACTGCGAAATCCTTGCCACTTCCTCTTTTGGCAACTGGGACGTATCTAGAGTCACGGCAAATATTCTTTTTACATTTTCCGGAACTGGAGAATATTCAGGAAACTCTAAGGAATTTATGAAATCATCGGAGATTTTTCCTGCTGTCCGCTCGTACTCTTCAACTGTTGCGCCAAAGGCAAGATAAGCCTGGACTATCTTGTCAACATACTCTTTCCCGAATGTTTTTACCTGGGTCGAGTTTTTAAACCAAGGAATAGATGTTGACTCATTGATACTTTTCCACTCCTTGAACTTCTGCAATCTTTCTGGCGACAAGTTGCCTCGCCACATCTCTTGTATGTAAGCAACCTGACTACCTGCTTCGGACTGGAATTTTTGGAAGCCGGTAATATTTGTTGGATCTGGTGGAGAGAAGCCAATTTGCTCCAGTCGTTCAACGACTCTTTTCTGGATTTCGGTAAAATAAGCAGCCAGAGATTCATATATCTGTGTGACAGCAGGACTGGGATTGTCCTTGTGCTGTAATAATTTCAGTACCCTTTCCCACTCAAAGAACTTCGATAACATCGACTCCACAGAAACGCTAGTCCCCGTGCTTGCTGTCATGAAGCTATTGAAAGGTGACTTCATGTCGAACTGTCCGGTTGTTGTGATCGAATCAAACTGCTGGGCCGCACCAAGTATCTCGTACAGCTTCTCCCCAACCTCAATCAACGCCCCACGATCTGTTGCGCTTAGGTCTGGACGATTTGCGCCTATCGTTCTATAAAATGTATCGGCAAAACCTTCGTCCTTGAAAAGGTGCTTGTAATGATGGGCCTGTGTGCCGATTACACCTCTTCCGCCAAGATTGTAGATTCCCTCTGGAGAACCAAGTCCCATGATCATCGGAAAAGTCAGTGGGTCTTGGGCGACAATAGCCGAATTGAACCCTTGAGGCTTCTCTCCCAGCATATTGAGATAGGGGTAGTTCATAGCAAGGGCGTTAGACCCCAGTCCCATGTATTGTTGCGCCCTCGCATAGGCTAAGGCATCAACCCCGCCAAGAGAGAAAGACGTAAAAGATCCCGGAATCTTTTGCTCTTGCGCTAGCCTGGTATTTGCTAGTCCCTGAGCAGCAGCAGTAGAGTACCCGAACGGGTTCAAGCTTGTATTTACTTGTCGAAAAAGATTAATAGCGGTGTTACTGAAATCGGCGGACATCCCCGGAATTTTGTTGAAAAGATTGGTCTTTAGCCACTTTTCAAACTCCGGCTCTTCACCTGGCGTAATGTCAGTATCGGGATTTTCCACAGGCATAAAATATACCTCTGGGGACATTATTCCCAGTCCCATGGCGACATTTCTGCCACCTTGTCCGCCCTTGAACTGTGCCCCGCCGGAAACACTGACGACAGAAGAGTATTGGTCGAGAACAGGGAACCCAGCCTTCCGTTCGTTATAGACCTTATCTGACTCCATTGCGGTTCTTGCGGCACGAATATCCTGAATAAATCTCAGCAAAGGGCGAAACTCTTCCACAACTGGATTGACTATATTCTGAGAAAGATTTTTTGGCTGAGCATTTTCAAGAAACCGCCTCATGTCCCCACCGGACTGCCTAAAGATTTCTTCTAGCTCGTCGTCTTCCCTGATTTTTTCAACGGACTTTTTGAGGGTTGGCTGGGTAACAATCTCCTGCAACTTCATCAGTCTTTCGTATATCTTGCCTCCTTCCGTTCTTGGCATTGCACGACTAAATGCCTTATCAATACTGCCGGAACGGAAAAACTCAGCAAAAAACGTAGCGTAGGCTTTATCTCTTCCTATTACCTCTTTGTCCAATATTTCAGTAAATTTTTTGGCTTGCCTAGACGCATTCATGGTCATAGACAATCCAGTATCTTTAAATAATGCTCTGCCTATGCCCTCGGTATATCCAGTGAAAATATTACCAATCGCACCTCCCGCAAGATTAGCCGCAACACGTGCAGGCGCAGTAATAACACGACCAACCAATCCTGCCGCTCTTGACAATAGGCTTGGCTTTAATCCATGAATAGCATCAACGACCTTAGCAATATCACGTCCAATATCAACTCCGACCTTTCTCATCTCGTAGGCAAGCATCGACTCATGCCTACCAAAACTGACTCTCACATTTTGGTTGATGTTGGCACGTATATTTCCACCCGCACCCAATTCAGTCTTGATACGACTTAGCTCGGTATTGAATGACCGCAGTTCATTCATCCCGGTACGGATAGAACGCCCATCATAGTTTGGGGCAACCGGGTTCCGCTTGACGAAGTCCACCACCTGTTTATGGTGGGACATCTTCTTGTCATACAGCCTATTGAGGTCGTGTAGCTCCCTGAGATCAACTTTAGGCGCAACAGGATGACTCTCAAGTGCCTTGACCTGGGACTTGGCTCGATTGATTTCAGCGTCAAACTGCTGCTTTTTAAGGAGCAAATCAATCTCAATAGTGCTGCTCATGCGACAATCTCCTGATTGCAGATCCTCTGCCAAACCTCTGGATAGGTCTGGAGGATTAACTGTTGTATTTGTGGCGGCAGTCTCCCAGATTTAGATGCCATCCACATAACTTTAATTGTACGATCAGCGACAGCATCTGGCGATTTGTCTTCGTCGTACCGCAAGTCGAACGGAAGGAATAGGTCAACGTCGGGAAACTCAACGTGTTCCCCTTCCTGGGCACCCTTCATGTTGATGTAGTGAACAAAGAATGCCACCTGTTGGGCGGCAGTCCTGCTTTGATCGTTGATTTCTTTTGCACGTGACCGACGAATCATCTGCCATTTTTTGTACAAAACCCAGTCAGGCAGTTCCTCGAAGTCAGATAAATCCTGTTGCCAATTAAACCAGTCAGACAAAATGTCATCCCAGTCAACCGGATCGACCCCGCTACTTAGTTGCCAGTCTTGTCGTTTCCCTCCAGGTCGTCATCCTGTTCCGGCAGTCGAATTTCAACGGACTCAATCTGATATGTTGCTCCTTCGACAAGCTCCACCTCCTCCGCTGGTGTCAATACTCCGTCGGCAAACTTGGCGGCAAAGGTACGACGAACAACGTTATCCCAAGCATCAGCACCCCCCTCTTCTTTGTTGATGAAGTCGGTATAGATTTTATTGATCAGGTTCTGATCCAGCTCTCGCAGGTCTTCCTTGGTTAGCTTCAATTTATTCTTGCTACCCTCAAGATTCTTGACTCGCAGGGGGCTGGAGAGCATGTAGGCACCAAGCTCGTAGCGATAATCAAGAAACGCTTCATCGGCCGCATTTCGGAATTCACAAAGCTTCTGGAAGTCCTCGCCAAGCATCTTGACCATCTCCCGGCTTTTCTCCTGAAAATCGTCTTTTAGCTTGGATTCATCCGCTACATTCGAGTATTTCTCCTTATTCGTTTCGATCAAAAGCTTGACAATCTCAGACCGCAACTGGACATTAATCAGCATTCCAATATCGGACTCTGGAATCTGGTGTAGCCGAGCGCAAGCCTGGAGAAGAGAGTCGTATTGCCGACGGGTCTCTTCCTGCTTCTTGTACATATCGCCACACTTTTTCCGTTCGGCAGCAGTAATCCCATTTCGACGAAGCAATGTAATGCTATACGTATCGTCGTCTTCTACGTCAACCAAGGTACTCAAAATCTCCTCACTCCGCTTGTTGTCCAAGGAGTAAAGAAGCCACTGTTCTTCAATTTGGATTTTTACAGGAACAGACTTTTCACGCAGGGAATCAAAGAAATTTGCCATTGGAACCACCCATGTACATATAAAGCTATGCTACCACATCTCTGGATGTGATTGTTGGATGTCCAGTATGCGAAAAGATACCCTCCGAAAAAAGTTAATTGCAGAAGGTAGCATTCTTAATTCCGGTGGAACTTCAATCAAGTAGCCTTTGCCGTCTTCACGATAAACCCAGACCATGTCTGGGGTAAATCGATTGAAGTAAGCATAGTGAACAACAAGGAACTGATCCCTGACCTTGCAGTCTCCGAACCAGATCCTTCCGTTCTCAGAGGACAGATAATCGAAGTAGTTATGGGTTGACAGCATATTCAGTCCAAGAACCAGTAACCATCAGGTTATAGGTGACCTGGGTGAATTGGTTGTTAGAACGAGCTTTGTTGACACCGAAGTAGGTCAGTGCATAATCGCCACCACGTCCATAGGGATCAAGGATAGCAATTTTGCAAAGCTTGGCAGACTTCAGGGCTTCTTGGATAATAACGTGACCGGGATCCCCGAAGATGTAAGCACCAGCGACAGAGCCTTGACCTTGGATACCAGAAACGGCCATCGCCACTTCCAGGGTAGAGAAGTTCTGATCGTTAAAGGATTGGGTCTGGTTATCTGCGTTAGCCGTCTTGGCGGAGAACACGGGAATAATGCAATCCAAGGTAGCCGTTGCACCACTTGCAGAAGTAACCTCAGCCGGTTCGATAGGGATAGTAGTGGCGGCAGCAGCAGTCTGAGACGCAACATAGTAGATTGCGGGAGCCGCTTCTGTACCGAAGTTTAATCTAGTGCCTTCGTAAAGAATCTTGGTAGATCCAGTAGTGACGGTAATCGTGTCATCAGCCAATGCGACAGCGGCAGACAAGGTAAGAGTTTCGGAAGGAACAGGTTCGTTGGGATAGAAGGGTTCAGACACGAATACTTTAGTCGCCTGACCAGAAGTATATTTAGTTGTGTCGTTTAAGAAGGAAAACTGGTTAGACATGATGGTGGTTCCTTGAGATTAGACATACGGAACTATATCCGTAACGGTTAAATATATTTTAGCCTGGGCGAAGAATATTTCACCCATTATTTGCTCTTGGGGTCTGACCATCGGCGCATCGTGAATAACAAAATGTTTACAAGACAGAACTTTCTGTGCCGCAGGGACGATAGTTTTAGTTGTATCCCATTGCCTTAAAAGAATACAAAACTTGTACTCCTGTGCCATACTGCCCATCAGCTTGCTTGCTGTCATGTCGGGTTCAGCGTTAAAAATAGCTTCGACACCAGACCCAGGAACAATCTGATACGACTGCGGCAACTCAGGCGGAGTCACCCACACCGCTGGTATTTGCTGATCGCCGATTTGGTACAAGCCCAAATCATCGGCAAGCACCAGCAGGAGAGTGTCAACTATTCCTTTACTCAGCGCATCTAAAGTGGTCTGTGTAGTAGCCATGGTTAATAATTAAAATCAGTTAACTCCGTGTCGGTGTCAGCACCCTTAAGCCCTTTACCGGTAAATCTACCAGTGGCTGGATCCCTGAATACTGTTCCCACCGCCCATTCTTCTATCTCATAACCAAGATACTCTGCTACTTTAGCTACAACATCCAGGTTAGCCATTGCTGTGGTCATAAAAGGTCTTCCTGGTAGTATAGCCTTGCCATTGGAGCCACCTTCGTGGACAAGCTTAGAGTGATCTTCCTTGTTAAAAA